AATCGTCAAACACGCTAATCTAGGCCCCTGTGGCAATCGTCAATTCGCCTGGTTTGGGGTTCGCCGTGGTATGCACTGACGCCCATACCATAACGACTGTTTCGGTGACATTGGTTGTAACACCGCGCACGCGCGCCCACCCGTAGTCCCACCCGCCAATTGTAGACCCTAGGGCAACGGTCATTCCCTTTTTAATCCAATCAGTATCGCCAATGTATTCGGTGTCAAAGTGCAAATATTGCACAATGTCTGTACCCGACACTTTGCCGTTGGTGTTGGTAGTAGTCACATCAAGTGTTGCTGACCACACAACGGCGGGCTGATAGAGCCACAGATAGCCCTGATAATGATATGGATGAGAACGCCAAGTCGCCATTACGTCACCGCCAGCAATTTGACGCGAAACACTACATCGTGATATTGCCCTTTACGCCACTTCGGGCGCGGACGTACTATCGTCGCATTGTAGTTCACTGCGGTACGGTCAAGGTCAGGCAGCGTAATCGTGATTTGGTTTGTGTTGACGGTGGTTAGCCCGTATTCAGTCAGCAGTGTATCAAATTGCGCAGCGGTCAAGCCCTGTTCTTCACCTGTGGAATGAATGAGGTCAGCATACGCGCCGTCTTCGTATACATCACCGGATGGTGCATCAACCGTGCGCGCATATTTCACACCCTCACAGCGTGGCTGATGGGTGATGTTGCTATATCCCGCTTCGTTGTCGTGGCCGTCTGCCACCTGATAAGTGAATACCATATCACGGGCCTCCTAATTCAGCCGTGATTGTTTCCAGAATGTTATCAATGAACGAGAACCCCGATGCGCTACTGCCAACCGCGCCGTCGCCGCCGAGCGGTGTACTGGAAATTTGCCCGCTTAGCGTGGTCCAGGCGGTCAAGACTGCGCTAGCAACGCTCTGCATACCAAATTGCGCCACGCTGTACATCGTCTGGTAGTGTTGTTGTTCAAGCCCGATGCGTTGGGCGTAGTGAGTCAGTAAGGCTTGGCGCTGCTGCTGATAATCCTGCGCCTGTCGCTGCAACCTGATGGCACGATCTTCATTTTCGCGTGCCAGCCTGAGTTGGAATTCTTGTTCTCTCGAACTGCGTTCGGCGTTATGCTGACGCTCCAAATCGCGCAAGGCTTGTTCGCCTGCGCGTAAGCGTTCACTACGTTGTAATTCCAGTTCGCGTAAACGATCCTGGAAGTCTTCTTCGCGCCGTTCTTTCTCGGTCTGGTACTGGTATTCTTGGTCATCTATGGCGTCTGCGCGGGCTTGTTGTGCCTCATATAGCGCAATGCCGTCGAGTCTACGCGCGGCGGCGTTTTGACTGCGGCGCGAATCGCGTTCAATTTCATACATGCGGCGCGCATGATCTTCTGCAAGGCGTTCAAGCTCTTTGTTTTGATCACGTGCCGCGCGGATAATATCCTTGCTTATGCGGGACACATCGCGAGCGGTATTGGCTAAGATGCTCTCGCGGTCAGCGTAGTATTTCGCGTCCAGGTCGGCGAGATCAGCATAATGATCAGCCAAGTCGCGCGCACGTTGCAATTGGAAGTCTTCCGCCTCCCGTTGCAATGTTTGGTTATATTTATCAGTAAGCGCGTTTAGCTTTTCAGTTAGTTTCGCCTGTTCCTCTGCAATGCGCTGCTGTTCTTGGTATTCTTCGCCGAGGCGTTTCAGTTCCGGTGTAATATCACTAACCGCATTTTTGACGCCACCGAAAATATTAGCAAACGCTGACGGTCCCGCGCTGAAATCGGCGCCGAAAATCGACGCTACATTACCGGCAGCACCGGATAGTTTTTCAGCAGGGACCGCTTGAGCGCGCACTTGCGCCAGCGCGTTTTCTTCCTCCGTGAGAATTGCAAGCGCCGCGGTGTGTGCTTCTATCGCAGCTCGCGTTTCGTCTGTCTGTGTTTCGATACCTGCAATATCATCAATGAGTAATCGGGTGCGTTCGCGCTCTCTGTCAATTGCCGCTAAACGTTCATCAATCTGTTGTACGCTGGCTTTGGCGTATTGTAAATCAAAATCAGCTACGCGCTCTAGACTTTTTAGTTTTAAGTTAGCATATTCTCTTTCGCGCGCAGCGGCATCATTGAGCGCCAATGTGCCGTTAACGATGGCATCACGATATAGATTTTGTTGAATGGTAAGGCTGTTAACCTCAACGAGCGTTTCATTGATTGCTTCATCAACTTCATCTAGGCCAAAGCCGAGCAGCCCCACCGCGTCAAGAGCACGCACAGCACCTTCGCCCGCTTGCTCAAGCAGCGAAGCGCGATCCCCAACATCTACCCCGCGCTCAATCGCTAGGGCTAAGTCGTTCAAATCACCAAGCAATTGTGATTGCAGATCGCGACGCACCGTGATCTCGTTATAACGCGCCGCTACATCTTCGGTTGTTGCGCCTTCGATGAAATCATAATACGCTTTCAGCGCATCAATCTGCCCTACAGTAGCCTGTTGGGCCGCGCTTGCGGCGTCTTTCCATTCGCCAATTTTATCGCGCGCTACTAATGCGGCTGTTCCAATAGCCACTGCTGCGACAGACATGGCAGCAATGCTGCTAGCGCTTAGATTCAGATTTTTAACCAGTTCCGGCAATTCTTGCCGCAGCAATCCGGCGGCTTCATTCACGGCTAACAGTTCCGCGCCGACGTTGGCTACTTGCTCAATACTGCCGCCGCCCACGTATCCAATCGCACCGGTAATGGCGCGCGTGCGACTTTCAACGTCACCATAACGTCGGGCCTGGTCCGCTGGGTCAACGCTTTGTTGTGTTTGGGCTACTTTAGCGATACTACGATCAGCCGCAATTGCGGCGTCACGCAACTCATCCATATTATCGGCGGCGTTGCGGACGGCGAAGGCTGTGCTATCAAAATTGCGTAGGCTTGAACTGATAGAATCTATCTGCGCGCCCGCATCCCTCGCAGCACGACCATATTTCGCTAGCCGGTCATCCGTAATTCCTAGATCGCGGCCTGTTTCGCGGATAGACGCGCGCATACGTTCGATGCTGGCGGCGATGTCCTGCGTCGTCTGTTGCGTGCGCTTTGCGGCTGACTGTTCCGCCTCAATACGCACAACTTCGCGGTGTACGTTGACTGTATCAGCCATTACGATCCTTTACTTCTTTGCGGATGTGTGCAACCCAATAACCATAGATTGCATCACAGGATTCCATATCATAACGCCATTCGGGGGGCTGGTCGTAATACCCGCCTTCGAAGGGCATAATCCCGTGATCGTTCCACATCCGCCATTGCCGCATGACACTTGCACGGGGCTGCCAAAAGCCTGCAAAATCAAAGTCTTTCGGCAACGGTGGCGTGTGCTTCATATCAACTAACACACGCGCTGCGTTTTTTAGCTCCGAGATAATGTCTATCTGGTATTCATCCCGGAGCCGTTTCAGTTTTTTTCAGGTAACGCTTGACCAGCATCTTCTAGCGCTTGCCCGTCCGCAACTTCTGCGGCCTCAGACGGCGTCAACTCTGCATCGTGCTTCTTTACCGGGTCGCTTTCATGGGGCAGGCGGCGCGGAATCGCGTCGATGGCGTCGGCAATGCCGTCGTAAGTATCAAACAGCGCTAGCGTGTTTTCGTAAGCAGACCAGAACTCGTCGTCGCTGGCATCCATGCGTAGCGGTAATCCTGGCGAGTTTGTGGCTTCCGAGACGTGCCCGACAAGGTAACAGAAGTTGGATACTAGCGCACGGCTTTTTTCGTCAGGCGCGAATCGCTGCATAAATGCCGCGAATTTCTCATCCGACAACAACGACCGCCGCAAAGTCCACGATACCTGTTCGCCATTTGTGGCGCTTGTAAACGTATAAACTGCTGTATTATCACTCATTGCATAGCCCTCCTATGCGCCCCCGGTATGTGGCGGCAACGGTGGGGGAGTCCGCTGTCAGCGTGCACGCCTGAGCCGCCACATTAATCATTAAGACCAACCGAACCATGCAACAATCTCGCTGGACGTGCCGGGAGCGGTGCCGAATACTGCGGTATCCGTAGCACCTTCGGTGATGCCGAACTCGCCCGCGCCGGGAACACCTGTTACCCAGGTGATTTCCGTGCCGTCTACAAACACGCGAATATTGTTCGCGCTGTCCTCGGCGATATTCTTGCCCAGGTTAAAGGTCGTTTCAGAGTTGTCACCGTTCCACCGCTGGAAGATCGGCTTGTACGGGCTGGTGAAGTCAAACGCGGGCGTTTTGGTTGTGCCGATGTTGGAAGCACTAAACGCCACGCCAGTCGGATACTGCGACGCAAAGTTGCTGGTGATCTGGTAGTTATAGTCGGCGTTTACCGTCGCTGACGCGCGTTCTGCACGTCCTTGCGGCTGCACATTGGTCGGTCCCACAAAGAGCGCTTCCCAATGCGACAGACCCGACGCAATCCCTGTATCCGTCAGCGTTTTAGACTGGCTGATTACCAGAAAGCACATGTCGCGATAGGTGGGTTGATAGCCACCGCGCGGGATGACGGAGAACTGCCCCACGTCATGCACCAGCATTGTTTCGCAGGCTGCATCAAAGTCATAATCCGAAGCGCGAAACACTGCTTGTGCTGTTGGTAATTCGGTTGGGTAGAACATGAAATGCGCAATCGCTCCGTCGTCCGCCTCTACAGATTGACTCTGCGCGGTAGACGGTGCCCAGGGGAAACTAGAGGCCCCCTGCAATTGCGCCATGATAGACCCATCCTGATCGCCGTTGCTTGGCGTAGTCGTGCTGGACCCTTGCAAGTACCCATTGCTGTCGATGATGCCCCAAAACACATAGGCCAACCCACCGCCAACTTGTTTCTTTACGTTAACTGCCATCGTTAATTACCTCCGTACTGCTCCATAATTAGCAGTGGAATTGTTAGCTCAAAATCTGCCTTGTAGCTCACATTAGACTGTCCTGGTAACGATACAATATCCGCCCCCGTGTTACAGCTAATAGTGAGCCGCTGCGGCGCAAGATAGGTTAATTCCGTCTGCCCCGGCATATTCAAGCGATCATACGTTTCGAAGTAGGCGATCACTTCGGGTATATAGGTCCAGGCTCGCGCTTGTGGCGTGGTGCCGTCGCCATAATCCGTCTTGACTTCTGAAATATGCGCTAGGATAAGCCGCATTGTCATCTCAAGATCGTAATACCCGCCCGCATCATCTGTGCGGATTAAACGCGCCGGGCGATTGACCCAATAGGGCGGCTCTTGCTCCCAATGTATCCAGTCCTTGACTTCATTGGTCGATGTGGCAATGATTGCCGCCTGCATCAGCAACACGCGGTCAATTACAGCAGAAACGGCTGTCGTTAGCGTGTAGGTCATGATTTACCCTCTAGCGCCTGTCGCACCACAATCGGCAGCCCCGCGCGGACCCGGTCCTCGATGTCTATCATCAACACCTGCAACACGTCCGGCGCGAAGCTCCACCCGGTTATTTTGTGGTATTGCTGCTGCCGATAGCCGCCTACATACTGCGCGCCTTCCCACTCGTTATAAACTTCGATGTTTGTCAAGCCTTGCCGGTAATCGCCCTCTACGTGCCAGCCTTTGACATACTGTCCGGTGCGCTTGTAGGGGATACCATGCCCAAAGCCGTCAGTGGCGAAAAACGCGCGGCGTTGTTTCTCAGATGTCCATTGGATCGGATACTTCACCGGCCCCGGCTCTTGGCGTAGCGTTTTATCTACCCGCTGTGATACATAGGGGCGCAGTTCACGTTTGGCGTATTGTTCCACCGCAGCAGGCACAATTTCATATACTTGCTGCAAGTTTTTTAGCCAATTGTCACTGCTACTGACTACGCTAGCTCTGAACATCTCAATCCTCGATATAACGCGCGGCTAAGATTGTGCCGTAGGGGCTACGCGGCTCCTGGTCAATCAGACGGTAGGTGCCGTCGATTAGCCGGTCTAAGAACTGGTCATACTGCGCGCACCAGTTCTTAACTTTTTCCGGCAAATCATCCGACATGAATCCGGCTTGCCACACCATGCAAGCGACTTTCTGCGCCACGAAACGCCCGATCATCAACACATCATTGTCGCCAGTGGCCGGGATTGTGCTGTATCCGTTGGCCGTCAGCACCGCATTAACCTCGGCGGATACCTCGTCAAGCCACTGCTCGGCTTGCGTCAGCGTGGGCTTGCTTGCTACGCCTAACGTGATGCCAGGTCCACCCAATACGTTCAGGTGTGCTTGTACATCATTGCCGTCCGCGTAAGGGTTCGTGACTGCCATCCGTTTACTCCATATACCACACGCCAATGATGACGCGCAAATCCGTCGCGGCGGTAAACGTCACACCTGCACCATTCAGTGCCAGATACACGTAGATATACCCTGTGTCGGTGTCAAACTGCACTTCGTCGCCGCTGGTATACATCACATTCGCGTGCTTCTCGCTGCCATAGGTTGCATAGTCGCCCGTAGCCACTGCCAGCGCCCCGGCGTGCAAGATGCGATCAGCAACCGTTGCCAGCGAGAACGCAGCGTTGTCAGCGATTACCGTGGGTGCATCGTTATAGATATGCACGTCAATGGCAACGCCTTCACCGTCTGCATCATCAATCACAATCTTATTGATGAACCCTGACGTGTGAAACGCGCGCACGGGAACCGCAATGCGCCCGCCGATTACATCACCATTAGCATAGGCAGCGGTTGCGTTGGTGAAGCTTAGTTCAAACTCGTGATAGCGGTAAAGTTCTTTCACATTACCCATTATCACCCTCGCTTTCGCCTTGTGCTACCTTAAACTGCGAGAGCAGATGTTGCAACATTTGAACTGCGCCGCGTGTCAGTGTAGCCTGTTCTTCAAGAATGGCCAACTGCTGCTGCATTTCGGCTAACTGCTGTTCGATCTGCTCTCGTGTTAAGTTTTCCATTAGCTGTCACACGCCATCAGATACATGGTCGTTCCGCCAATATTAACGCGGATTTTGTGCGAAAACTTGGTTTCGTCCGTTTCCGCCTGGACCATATTGCCCGCGCCGACAGTGAAGCCGTCTAGCGTGAGCAGATTGGCGTCATCGTCCACGTCCGCAATGCCGCTGGCGTTCCCGCCATTGACCACGCGGAACAGCGATACTTCCGTTGCGCCGTCGGTGTCAGAGTTTGCGCCGTCGCTGTAGATTTCAGCCTGAATAGCCGCAATCGTACCCGGTGCCCAGCTTGCATCATTCGGAACGTGCAAGGTGGCGCGCATAGCCACGCCTAGCCCTGTCACGCTGCCCGTATCGCCGAAATTCAACGATATATGGGCGCCGTGGGCTGTGCCAGCCGCCACGTCTGAAATCGTCGTGAACGACCGCAGCGATTCACCGCCACCGCCAGCCCCGGCGATATAGAGTCTGTTATAGATACCGCGATTGTCGCCGCTCGTGGCGGTATTCTTCACGCGGAATTCAAAGAAGTTAGTATTAGCGGTTGCGGACGTTGCGGGGACACTACTTGTGCCCGCCCCTGCTAATACAGCGTTACTTGAAGGGGCTACGCCGCCCAATGCCAACACGCCCAACATATTCAGGCGATTAGCTACATCCACACGATCAGCTACAATGTGCGGTTCTCTAGTCTTGGTCATGAGGTCTTCGCCTCCTGCTTGGTCGAGCGCGTGCGCTTCGCAGGGGCGGGCTTTTCCGCCCCTTTGAATGCCTTATACATCTCGTCAATCTTGCGTTCAAGACTGTCGATGCGATCTAGCAATTCGCGCCGTTCGCGTTCGCGCTTGAGTGCTTCCGCTACTTTAGAGGCCATTATCTACCCCTATTGATAGGCCGACGGGATGGTGTATGTGCCACCCGTGCCCAATTCCATAACCACGCCGTTCAGGCGGTTGGTCACGCCAAGACCAAAGCGTGCCTGCCACTCGCTGCCCTCGAAGGGGGCTTGCGGCGACGCGCCCGGCACTACCGACAGCCCGCGCGGCAGTCCCGTTGCAGCAGGGTCTACGCGCATATTCAGCGGCGGTTCAGCGTCGAGGTGAATAGCAACCATATAGTTCGCAGGCATCCAGCGCCATTGCGACACCCAGCAGTTGCTTACCTTGCCCAAGATACGGCCGGGAGCCATCGGCAAGTTCTGCGGCACATCCACGTTAGTCCCCGTGCGAATGTCGCTGTCAGGAATCTCGGTGAAGTCAGTCAGCGCCTTTGTCTCTGGCGCTTCGGCCTGGTTGATCAGCACAAGCACGTTTTCACCACCGGTACGGTCGCCGAAGTGCTCTGCAAGCTCTTCGTATACCGTCACATACGGGTTATTGGTGTCGCTAATCGCCGTCGCAGCATAACCGCTTTCGAGATAGTGATCGTCGGTTGCTTCGGTTTCGCTCCCCAGCACCGGCGGATACGTCACAGTATCGCCATTAGCCAGCGGCACGATAGTCAGCGAACCCTTAAGGCGATCAACAAACGTGGTGTTAGTGTTCTTGAACAGCTTGAGCAGCATCTCATAGCGGAACGTGTTGATGTACCGCGTCTGGATATTGTCCAGATAGAGTTGCAACTCACCCATCGTCATATACGCCCAATCCACGCGGTCGGCTACAATCTGCTCGTCGAAGTCTTCCAGCGGCAAAGCCACTTCCCAAGACCCATACGGGCGCACCGATCCGCCAGTCGTCCCAATCGCGCGCTTCTGCATACGGCCACCGCCGGGCAGACGATACATCCACTTATAGTCCTCGGTAGGACCACCAACGAACAGCTGCATTGCAGACATCAGGTCGGCGTTGATACGCTCAACGTAAGCTGACGCCGCATCAAAAACCATCTGTTGCCCTACGGTGTTAATGTAGGTGTCCTCAGACGTGGAGCGCTTAAAGTATCCCATAATACCAGACATGATTTACTCCTCTAGCTCCACTGCGTGTTGAAGCTGCAATCAACGAACACCAGCAAACGCGGGGTGCTCTGCGAATTTGGCATGATACGTCCCATCGCGGCGTTAGCGGTAGATTCCGCGCCGGTGGTAGCAATCGCGCCCGCCGTATCGCTCAGATACAGCAACGTATAATTAGCAATCGCGGACACAGTATAACCTTCCACGAAACCGCGCACCAGGACGGGGATCGCCTGCCCAGCCGCGCCACCTTCCAGCGCCACACCTACGGGCTGGTCAATGTCGCCGTCATCGCCATCAGCAACATAAAGTTTGTCGTCGTCTGCACTCGTGTCAAACGCGACCACCTTACCCGCCGTGATGGCCTCACCGGCAATAAAGCTATAGACCTCAGCGAACTGAGGGTAAACGGCGCTAATCTGTGCCGCCGTCAATGCAAGGTCTGCCATTGTGTTACTCCTACAATCTAGCCGGACGGCGCAGTGTTACCACTGGCGTCCGCTCTCCGGTTCGTGTGCCCTCCGTCGCATGTGACGGCGCGGGCTTCAATGCACTATCTGTGGTCAGCGTATCGGCGTATTCGTCAAGATACGCCAACACATCAAGCGGGTCATTGAGTTTGGACAAGAGCGCCTTGACTGGCTCCGGCAGCCCCTCGGTCCGCTTTTCAATGTGTGTCGTAACATACGCTTCCAGCTTATCCAGGCGTTCAAGTTTCGGCGCGTGGTCGGCAATAGCCGTCTGTGCCTTTTCCAAGTCGCGCTGCATCCGCTGTACTTCTGTGAGTTCGCTTTCTTTCAGTGCGTCGAATTCTTGCGCCTTTTTCGCCAGCGCATCGAAATCGCCATACTTTTCGCGTAGCTTGGCCTGTGCCGCTTCCGTAGCACGAGCCGCGCGGTCTTCAAATAGTGCGTCTAACTGAGCCTGCGTCATCGTCACAGCAGCATCCGTTTTACCCGGCCCGTCCGGTTGCTGTGTCGTCGCCTCTGGTGCGCCCTGATCGGCGGCGGGTTCCGTCGTGTCAGTGGCGGGCGCGTTCCTGGTCTTCCCCGTGTCCTCAGTCATTCTATGCTCCTGTCCAAATGTTGTCTAGTGTCACGCCTATTGTTGACTGTATGCGCCGCCATTGATGCGGGCAATTGATGTGTATAGGCGTCGGATTGGCATCTACATACTCCTGATCGACCACGCCCGCCGCAAAGTGATCAGCACAATGAATCTCGCGTGGCGGTGGTCCCGCAAACACATACAGCGCGTCGCCGACCTTGTTTTCTACGTTAAACCGCTGCTGTGCATAACTCTGTGCCGTGGCGCGGTTCTGGTTGGCAATCTGCCGATCCTTCCACGCTGCCCGTTGGTCAGCCCAGCGCGTTAACGCCTGCACGTAATATTGGCGGCCGCCGTCAGGATTCGCGCGATATAACTGCTCTATCTGGCTCTCTAAGTCTTTGTTAAAGGTCTGCGCAATACTAGCCGCGTCTTCGTTGGACATGCGCCGTAGTTCGTCCCGGTCTATGCCGTTCGGACCCCGCCCCGTGCGTGCGCTGCCTGCGGTGCGCGCTTCGTTGGTAAGCGTTTGCCGCCATATCTCCGCGCGCTGTTGGTAAATGCCATCAGCTAAGGTGCGCTGATCGGGTATTGCAAATTCGTACGCGACCATCAAGCGGCGCTTTAATCGTTGCAGTGCGTCAGGCATGCGTCACGTACCAATCAGACACGATATACACAAACGCCAGTTCTACACAATCAAGCGCAATTACGCCACAATAGCTACTCGCCAGCGTCGTCATCGTTCGGTATCTCGCTACCTTCCGTCTCTGTCACCTTCGCTGACGGTGCGAGCTTGCTTTTGCGGGTGCGTGTGCTTTTCACTAGCCCCGCACGCCGCTTGAGCGCGCGCATAAAGTCGCCCTCATCACCCGGTTCACCTTCGAACCATAGGCGATAGAAGTTATCCGCTACGCGCTGCTTGCGCGTGGTCTTGGCGCCCGCCTTGTGCGATACGTCAATCATCGCCTGTACGTCGCGCGGCGTGCCCTTGAGTTCTACCATGAGTTCAGGCATTGTCACCAGTCCCTACTAATTGCTGCCATTCGTCATCCGTAATTTTCGCAACACTTGCGGCGCCGCGTTGCATAATCTCCTGCCGCACATCGGCTGCCACGTTCAAAAACGCATCAATGCTATCACTCGCTTCGGCAGTGTCTAGCTCCTGCGCTACCCGTAGCCGTGTGCCGCCGTCCATGTCTGCGGCGCGGTCTAGCAGGTAGTGCTGCATGGCGCGCAACGTGGCGCGGGATGCACCGCTAGCCTGCGCCTGCTGCAACAGGCTGTTGATCTGCGCTGTTGTTAGCATTGTCCGTTTCCTGTTCATCCTGCGGTTGCTGCGCGTTCTGCGCTTCCAGGTCAATTACCTGTTGTGCCAAATTACCAATGGCCTGTCCGGTACGCACACTTTCGAGTTCTTGCATCTTGGCGATTTCCTCAGCGCTATAGAAGCGCTTCCAGACCATTTCAATCGGCACATCAAGCTGTGTGTAGTCGATGACGGCAATCTGCCGGTCTTCTAATTCATTGCGCGTCTGCGGGTTGGCCCATTCAACGTTTATATCCCATTCGGGGATAGCTACAATGTCAGCGACGGACAACTTGCCGTTAGGATTAAATGCCGCTTCAAAAACAAGCATCTGTCGTATAATGTTCTGCCACGTCTGCCCGAAGTCGCGCTGCGCCTTTTCGACTGCCGTAACAAGCGCCTGTTCAAGCTGTTTTTGCGTCCCTTCGGCGGGCGTCTGTGCCGTCAAGTTGAACAATGATAATGGCGTACTGGTCAGCGTGGCCGCTAGTACAATAAACTTGTCAAGCACACTAATTAACTGCATCAAATCAGACTCGGCGAATTGGGTAATGCTTACCTCTTTGTCGCCGAAATAATGCACCGCCGCCGGACTGCGCTTCATCGCATTACTGACGCCTTCGGGGTCTTTCTTCGGAAAGAAGCCAGTAATAACGGCCTCTTTGAACCCGCTGAGCAGCGCCGCCGCCTGAATGCTCAGGCCCGCGCGGTTAATCGCGTCTTGCAGTCCAGGTACAATGTCCGCAATGCGTGAACGCCCGTAGGGATTGCCCCGCGCGTTGTGGCGCAGATGCTTCACTTGCAGCCCCAGCGGTGTACCTGATTCGCGACCGTTATCAGTCTGCCATACCACGCACGCCTCATAGGGGCGGTTGTAAGGGTCGTTAAGCTGCTCAAGTGTCATTTGGTCAGCCACAAAATCACGGTCGCCGTATTGTAACGGACGCCAACCCGCCTGTGACTTGCTGCCCGTTACGCCCTGGCTAATGTAATATTCTACCCGGTTGTCAAAGTATACGTTCATCCGCAATACGCGCGGCGTGTTGGCATTGCCTACCGTGGGGCGCTGCATCTCCCACCGCTTGACAGCATAGAGCGGCGTCTGTGGATGCGCATCCTCATAGGCCACTTCGACGCCCGCATCGCCGTCAAAGCTCTCATTGAGCACAACAGTCGGGCGCATGGCCTCGGTATCGTACATAACAATGGGATAGGCGTCTGCATCCCGTGCCGCGGCAAAGTGCGCGTCTTGTTGACCGCCATCCATATTGGAGGCATCCCACCACCGCATCACCTCGCGGCTGATGTCCTCTGACCGCGCTTCGTTATCCGGTATAGTCACGCTGAACCCGGTAATATTAAGCCGGTCTACCAGTGCGTCAATAATGATGCTGCACACATTAACGTTAAACTCAGGATCACTATTAGGCCGTCCAGCGGCGTCTGCGCCAACTAGCAATACCTTCTGATCGTCGGTCATCTGCGCGCTTTGCTCACCGTTGGTGTATTCGCGCAACGTCTCCACCGCGTCCCAATGTTTCTGACGCTGGTCGATCAGAAAGTCTAGATAGCTTTGGATGGCTGGATTAATTTGTACCATTAGAGCCGTCGTCCTGTTGGGCTGAATGTGCCCGCCTGTCCCTGTGCACCTAGCATCAATTCGGTCAATCCCCACACTAAAGCATCTAGTCGATCAGGGCTACTATCGCCCTGCACCCATGTACATAACTGGTCTTCTAGTTTACCGAACATGCCCACATGATGCACACGCCTTTGCTCATACAATGCCGCGATGGGTTCCGCGCGTGTGCGCTTGCCCCGGCTGGCGTGCAGCTTGCGATAGCTGACTGTCTGGTCAACGGTCCGAATAACGTGCTCTACCATATCGCCGCCATTATTAACCTCAGCCACAATGCGATCCGCTCGCCAACGATGATAGGCGTCAACGGCAACAGTAGCCCACTCTTGTGGGGCGGCCTTCATGCTCAAATCTTCCAGCACATACCCGTGCTGCTCAAACCCGCCCACGCCGCATACCACAATACCTGTTTCATCGCTGTCTTCTTCCGCCGTCACCGCCGGATCAATCGCAATGACAATTCGGCTTAGTGGGTGTGGTGCGTCGTTTACCCGCCCATTGTCGAGCATGGTCCGCGACCATAACGCGCCCTCGACATCCTCAAGGAGTTCGGCAAGTAGTTCCTGCCGCCCCAGCCGCGAGCCTTCGTATTCGCGGATGATGTCATCAAACCAGCCATCAGCCAGATTCGCGCGGTTTTCGTAGGTCGTGCCCGTGACTACCACCGACTGCGGATGACCCAAGAGCCTGCGCAATATCTTAGTCGGCTTCGGGGTCGTGGTGATGCACGCCTGCGGGTTATCGCCGAGCCGTAAGCCTAGTAGCGCCTGCGTCCATGCTTCGGGATAGCGCCATGCTGCAAGCTCGTCCGCCCATAGTTTCATGTGCTGCTTACCGCGCAAACGTTCCGGCTCATCAGCCGTGAAGATGAGCGACACCGCACCGTTGGGCCACTCTAGCCGCGACTTGGACGGGCGATACTCAGGGCGCTCGTGCGGTGGGCAAATCGCCAGCAATCCAGACTCGCCCTCGATCATAATGTCGCGCGCATCGCTTGCCGTCGCGCCAATCAGTGACACCAGTGGGTAATCTCGCACGCACGCCCGTACCCACTCTGCGCCCGTGCGTGTCTTGCCGAACCCGCGCCCCGCCAGGATGAGCCAATAGCGCCAATCACCGGGGGGCGGTAATTGCTTGTCACGCGCCCAAAAAGACCAATCGTATAGAAGGGTGTTAAGCTGCTCAGGCGTTAGGCTTTCAATCACCGTCTCCCGTTGAGTCGGTGTCAGCAACGCGAATGATGCGGCTGAGTATGGCCTGTTTGATGTCGCCGTTAACGTCATGGGTTACCTCAATCGCATTTCCATCCTTGCCGCCGACCTCGTGCTGCTGGCGCTCTACATAGCCGCGTTCCTTGCCCAGCGTCACCAGCACAAACTTAATCGCGGGCCATTCGCCATCATTCACCGCTTGCAGCATTTTGCCCTCTGCTAAGTCGATGATGCTTTCGCGCTCTTCCTCATACGCCGCCGCAACGGTGGCATACTCGCGGATGTAGCGGTCAACGGTCTGGCGCACACAACCCAAGCGCCGCGCTGCAACGGACTTGATGCCCTTGCTCGCGCGTATCGCGTCGATCATCTGTTGTGCGGTGAATTTCTCAGCCATGACTATTGTTAATTCCGTTAATCTTTCGTTTCTGCCAAGCGCGGCTCAAGCCCCATGCCAGATAAACGCTCAAGGACGACAGCCACATACTTCTCGGATATTTCCATCCCGTAACAGATGCGCCCGGTTTGTTCGGCGGCGACTGCTGTTGTACCTGAACCGAGAAAGAAATCAATGATTAGCGCGCTAATATCAGTATAGCCCTCAATAACCTGCACAAATAATCCTAGAGGTTTCTGCGTTGGGTGAAAACGCTCTTTTTCTTTGCCTAATAAACCGTTATATTGAAATTCAATTTTCTTAACAGATTGGCGCGAGACTGAGGTCCAAGCAAGTTCACAGTCCCCAAACGTTGGCATTGTCTGCATTTTATCCCACGCGATCCAATGTGTAGATCGTGGCAAAATATCAGCCAAAAAGTTCCCGCCCCAAATAATGGCTGTTTTTGCGTGCTGTAGAATCGCGTTAAGGTGTTCCGCTGTCGGGCGTTCGTCGTCCCAATCATCCTTGTATTGACGGCGCGCTATTGGTGCGCCAAGTCCACCAAAGCCACCAAAGCCCTTATCGCGCCCCACGCCATACGGTGGATCAGTCAACAACATCGCCGCCCGTTCGCCCTGCATCAGCCGTGCCACATCCTCCGCGCTTGTGCTATCCCCACACATCACCCGGTGCGCCCGTCCCGCAACTGTTGCGCTCGGCACGTCCCACACCTGCCCGCGCTCGGTCTGCCACTTCTCTCGTAGTTCCTCAGCGCGGTCTACCTGTGCGCCAGGGGCCTCGCCCGCTTCAACTGTACCATACGGGACCTGCACCGCCTCAGCTATTTCTGCCAGCAGCGCATCGATGTCGTCGTTGTCTTGCACCAACTCACTATGCTGCAAGTCCGCTACAATCGCCTCTAACATCTCGCGGTCAGTAATCGCCATCTGGCTAATCGGATCGAACGTTGCCAACACGAGCATTTCTTCGTCTTCGGACACGTCTACCTGAATATACGGCACAGGGGTGTCATCCCCCGCTTGCAACGCCTGCCACAGCCGTTCATGGCCGTCGAGCAGGTGCCCCGTGCGTTTGTTCTCAATGACAACGCCCACCCAGCCCACGCCATTCAGCGACGCGGATAACGCATTGCGCTGGCGCTGGGGGTGCTGCCGCCAGTTATTAGGGTGCGCCTGGAATTGCGCCGCAGGCTTTTCGCCGTATTCGATAATGCGATTCTGCATATACCCCACTTGTGCCTATCCTACTTCCCGCGCCCCGGCGGGTTCAGGTCCACCGGGGCCAACGGGGTGAGTGTGTGCGTGTGGGGGATCGGTATCGAGTAAGGGGGAAACATGCCCGCACGCACAAAGTAGCAGAATTATACAACTCTGCTACCCTATAGTACCACATTCGGTTTGACAATGTGTTAGAAATTACGGCAGCGTGTACCGCGTGCGCTTGCCCGTCTTGCCGATGCCCACGCGCCGCAGACGCTTCATGCGCGCGAACATTGCCAGATAGTAGTGCGCTGACGGGCGTTGGCGATAGGTCAGCCGCCCTAGCTCAGCGGGTCCGATGTCGCGCTGGTTTTCGAGCGTGTTGCACACTGCGCGCCACACGTCGCTTTGCGTTGGTGTCAGTTCTTCACTCATCACCTTGCCCCCATTCGTGCAAAGGCACAACGCCCGCATCCGCGAGTAATCGCACCCAATGCTCTTGGTTGATCTGCTCATACCCCCAGCGGCGCAGCATGGGACACTGCCACCAGATGCACCGTTCCAGCGCACGCGCCAGCATCGCCAGAGCACCGTCGCGCGGCACGTCAACCTCTAATGGGACTAGAATACTGCCTGAATTATCACTCATTGTCTCACCCTCCCCGCGCCACACGCGGCGCGACTAACTGCACACTGCCAAAGTCCGTCCGCCACTCCTGCGCTGTTTTGTGCCAGTGCTGTGCAATTTGCGCAAAGCCCTGGATGCCCGGCCCCCACTTGGTATTGTAGGACACCTTATACGCTTCTACGGTGGCGTTGCCGCCCATGCCTGGTTCAACCAGCAGCATGTGACCACCCTCAACACTACGTAAGGCCCGCCCGTGCGAGTGGAACTGTACCAGTACGCGCACATGATCCAGTCCCATCGTGCGCCGCCATTTGGCAAACCATTGACGGTGCAGCTTGCTAACGGCAGTTTCCGTTACACTCTGCGTGTAATTCATGTGCGAGAACAGCACATCACCATAAACGAACATGAATTCATTATCGCCGCCGCGCTGCTGAGTTCCGTTGGGGTGGTGGTAGATGACCGGCTGACCAACAATCGTCACGCGGTCGCCTAGGGCATCTGTCAGCACATCTAACGGATCGTTGAAATAGTCTAACATCCAGTCTGGAAGCAAATCACGCGCCCGCTTAAAGGCCCATTGATCGTGGTTGCCCCGGAAAATCATTAGCCGCGCAGAGGTTTGGTCCAGCAGCGTTTCCAACCACGCGCGCACATTAGTCATCTCATCTTGAAACGCCCTCTGGCGACGACGACGCGCCTCGTCTTTAGTTTCTGATCCGTGCCTCCCTGCCTGTTGTTGGTCGGTCATATCTCCCGATACTACAATCACGTCAGGCTGAGCCTTTATCAATGCCGCCGTAATCAGCGGGTCGGGGTCGCCATGCAAATCGCCAATGCCGCAGACTAACCGTGTCTCAGCGGGAGCGGGCAATGGTACGCGCGTATCGTCCCAGGTGGTGCGCAGGTACGCGGTCAATGCGCGCCGCTTGGCATCCGTCGAAGGCGTATCATCTGCCCACGCTTCCCCAACGTGAATCCGTATTGTGTCGCGCGTGCTTTCGTGCGATACTTGACTCTGCGTTTCATCGCGCTGCACGTCCTCGGTGCCCTCACGGGTGGCGGGGGCGTGTCCGTTACAAAACTTCGCGCGCAACTTCGCGCGGTCGCGGTGTGCTGACTTGACTTGTCCCTCGGTCGGTTCCCACTCACCGCCGAACAGGTCATACCGTGCCCCCTCGGCGATTTCGCGCCATGTGTGCGTATCCCACCGGCTCTCGGCGTAGTCTGCCAGCGGGAGCCGGTCCGCGCCGACTAATCTAACGGCTACCGTCATCGTGTTTTCCTTCCCGCTGCCACCACCAAAGCTCATCATACGTCACGCACTGAGCCGGAGCATCAGCACGCCCGTCATGGATCATCCACTGCCCGCAGTCAAGGCAATGCCCGACATCGTAATAGATGCGCGTTTCATGCTTGACAATCATTATCTCAAGCGACGATCCCGTTTCTACGTTTTCGCTGCCGCACTTGGGGCAGCCTATCGCCGTGTGTGTCATTTGTTCACCTCGTTTAGTTTCCACGCTACCCACGCAGTAGCCAGCGCCCGCGCTGGGCTGGCGTGCGTTTCTGCGTTGTTACCGCGCACCCAATCAAGATACCAGTCAACGGGGCAAATAGACAACGCTTCGGCGTCATCGTAGATATCGCGCCATAGAAATATTGGCACATCGGCGGGAAACAGCGCCCACGCCGCGCTAAGGTCGGTCGCGTAGTCGGGGAGGCGTTCACGGTTAACACATCCCGGCGGAAACCCTGTGTCGCCCTCGGTCCAGTCGCCCCACTCGTCGCCATATTCCTGTTCCCACCACCGCTCGCGTTTTATTTCCGTCCACCCCGCAAGCTCAGCCACCGCGCGGTTTAACGCAGCATCGTCCAGCGTGCGGAGTTCGTCAATCGTGATCATGCGCTATTGCTCCTTTACCCGCTGCCCGCGCACAAGCCGCACCAATGCACGGTTGGCCTTGCGCAACAGCTTAGCGTAGTGTGTTTCCGTCGCGGCGGCGGCTTCGTTGTTCAGGTCTACCAGAACCTCAAGTCGTTGCAGCGCATCGCTAGACAATGCGAACCATTCGGTTGACCGCACGCGATAATCGCCGAACATACGATGCAGACGCTTTTCTGTGCTCAGCGCCTTATCCGCGCTGGTAAACATCATAAGCCATACGATCACCAATTCGCGCGGGTTTCCGGTCTGCAACTCTGAAACACGCTTGGCGGGGTTATCAGCCTTGCCGATCTTGAAGTATGGCGAACCCACCTCGTTGAGCACGTACACGTATGACGCGCCCTCTGCATATTCATTCAGTACCGTACAATCCATCTCACTCACCGTCCTATTCTATTGTTCTTGCCCGAATGATGTAATGCTGCGCAACAGTTCGCGCGTCAATGCTTGCTCATCTGGCACGGGCTGCGTGACATCTTCAATTATCACCCCCGTGCGCCGTGCTTTGGGGCGTGTGCGCGGGCGGCTCATGTCGATGCCGCTGCTCTGCACTTCACGGCTAGTCGTCGGGGTGTCTAGTGCCTGCGATCCACTGGTCCCATAACCCGGCCTCGTTGCCGGGATAGTAGGGTTTACAGATACGCGCTGCATCTGCTGTTCAATCGCGCGCAGCACGTCCGCGACCGGCGTCATATCCACATTGAGCACGGGCGCAGGTTGCACAGTAGACAACTGCCCCGATAGCCCGCGCCCAATTTCGCGCGCTAATGATGCGGGGTCCGACTCACTGCGCACCTGCTCGTAAGCGCTGAGCATCTGCATCACGAATTGACGTAGGGGCAGCCCGCTGTCTTTGCGCGCCTGCTCGAAGCGTTCAAAGTCCTCGCTTTGGTCTTCATCATCCACATTGAAGTAGAGATCGTATCGCTTGTATGTTTTCGCTCGTCCCATGCGTTTCTCCCTTGTCCCGGAACTTCCCGGAACCACTATTCCCGCCTACGATTTCTTTCGTGCTATCTCAATTTCCCCCTCCATTATCGCCTCGTACACTTGCATTGCCGCACCGCGTGTCAGCACCGAATCTTTCGGCAACACATACGCGGGCGCACCACACATCACATGATACACCACGCGCACAAAGCGCTTTGTGGCACGATCAATCGCCTGCGCGTTGCTGCGTCCGTGCGCCTTCACATCGAGAGCATACGGACCCCAGCGCAAGCTGAGCGTCGCATGGCGCTGCCATCGTGAGGCGTTCGGGTCGTGTGTGGTTTGCACTTCGATCATCATTGGCACCCTCGCAATCCTATCGCGCGCAACGCCTCATCCGGCGTGCGCACCACCTGCACACTACCCGCCCACGCCTCATGCCACGCGGCCTCATCCTCGGTGAGCTTGCCATACTTCACGGCCTTGACTTCGAGCAGGTAGTTCTCACCGTCAAAGCCTACCAGCAGGTCCGGCACGCCCTTCGCGCTGAGCTGCTGCACCGTTGCACCAACCGCGCGCAGTGTGTCGATAATCTCGCGTTCGTTGTTGTCGCGCCGGGGCGCTCGTCTGCGCACACTCATTCGTTATCTTCCTCTACACTATACCGGACCAACAACGCCTTGCCTGCGGTGCGTGCCAAGTCGCATATGTGCCCCTCGCGTTCAGAATCGTACACCAGCCCGCGTTTCGCCAGTGCGTATATGTCCTTGATCGCGCTGTGTGCGTCGTCCATCGCTGCTATCAACTTTTGCACCTGTTGTTCCAGTTCTTCAACGCGATCTTCATTGAAAAATTCGCGCCAATACGCCGCTTCTCTTTCCAATGCAGACTGCTGTTCTTCTTCGAGACGCTTAGCTACTGCATCAACATGCGCAATAGCTTCTTTCCAGTTATCTTCTTGGCTCATTTGTCACCACTCCATAGCCCATAGACAAAATATGGCACGCGATAGCCTAGCCAAACCGTGTCGCTGTCCCAGTGCTCAGAAAACGTGATCGAGGGTTTGAACGGCTTGAGCAGCGGGTTGCTAAGCGCGGGGCGATCACCGTGTAGCATGGCCTCGTCCAGCTTTTTCTGCAACCATAGCGCAATACGATCACGCATCTCTTGGTCGAGGTCGTCGCCATGTTCAGCGGCGTAGTTTTGCAACATCTCCCGCGCTTGTTCTACAGCCTCATGGTTCAATTCGAATTTCATGCGCCTGTGCTCCCGAATCCGTTGGCCGCCCGCCGCGTATCGGGCAGCGCGTCCACTTCCTGCCACCGCACGCGCGGCACGGGCAGCAGCACCAGTTGCGCCACACGGTCGCCGGGGTGAATGTCCAGCCCCACCGTTGACGCATTGTACACGAGCACGCGAATCTCGCCCGTGTACCCGCTGTCAATGACGCCGCCGACCACGAACAGCCCGCGCTTGGCGTACCCACTGCGCGTCAAAATTTGCCCGTACCAGCCCGCCGGAATGTGTACATGTACGCCAGTATGCACAACGTTCACCATACCGACCATGATACGCTCATCCCGCGACGCATACACGTCCCACGCCGCATCGTCAGCGTATGCCTTGGTGGGCCGTCGCGCGTTGTCGTCTAGCGTGAATTGCACCGTGATGCCCGGCGCTGGCTCAGGGGTAAACGCATACGAGTGATCGTCTTGCCCGTAAATGGTATGTGCGCGCCAAGCGCGTTGCTCGTCAGCCTTGCTCATGCGTCGCCCTCCTAGAATGGCTGATCATCGGGCGTGGTCTGCGCGTCGCCCTTGCGCGAGAGGAATTGCATATCGACAGCCGTCATGTTCAGGCTAGCGCGCGCTTGCCCGTCCTTCCCGATAAAGGCATCTGCCGACACGCGCCCCGTGACCATAATTTGCATACCTGTGTATACATATTGGCTAGCGGTTTCCGCCATGCCACGCCAGCATGAAACTTTGAACCATGTAGTCTCTTCGCGCTGCTGCCCGCTGGTGCTGTCGTTCCAGCGCCGCGATACCGCCACGCTGAAATCGCACACCGCCACGCCTCCGCTCGTGTAAAGCAACTCAGGATCGCGCCCTACGTTGCCAATGATCACTGTAAATTGGTATCCCATTAGCCCTGTCCCTCATCATATAACCGCTGTAAAGTGTCGTCATCAAAGTTTGGCTGTGGCTCTGTGCGGTAGTTCGTCAGATACGGAAAGTCATGTTCGCCCTCAATGCCCATCGCAGTTCCGTCAGCGAATACAAGTTCGGTAAGTTTGAACGTTACGTCGCCGAATTCACAGGACAGATAACCACGAACATCAACGATTTGTTTTCCAGTCAACTTTGCCAAGCTAATTTCATAGTCGTTGTCTTCCACTTTCACATCTTCAAGTGTCACCATCATTCCATCCCTCTCATACTGTTATACATCGCCTCGGCAGCATCCGCAGCAGCACCTTGACCTGCGGCGTATACGTGATCTTTGTACAGGGCGCTAAGCTCATCATATTGCCCCTGCACCCGCGCGTTCTCCGCTTCAAGCTCTGCGATCCGTGCTTTTAAGCTGCGAATTTGATCATAGTGGTTTCGATGTATCCAGCGCCCGTTATGCCCCGCTGCCTGATAGCCCGCTGCGCACTTATGGTGTGCTGTACCATCAAGATAGCGCCAGCGCGGATCAAAGTTGCACGGTGCGCCGCAATGATCACATACTCCCTCGTGTAGATGTTCGTATCCGTCCATTAGTCCTTATCCTCCGTTGATGTTTCCCACGATGGGTGTCGTATAATTTGTGTCGATGTCATGCCCGTGTGATTAAGCAGCAAGTCAAACACGCCATCACCACGTTGCCAGCATTGTTTCAAATCACACTTATCCTGAAAATAGTCAAGCGAGTAGCCGAAACGCTGTAGCAAGTGATCGCGTTCACTTTTCCACTCTTCAAACGTTTTCCCCCATTCGTTAGCCTCATTCTCCGCCTGCAACCGTTTCGCCGCTTGTTCCGCCATGTGCACTTCCTGCTCAAGCTGCGCATTCCGCGCCCGCAATGCCGCCACCGCATCCCGCAGGGGCACGCCTGCAAGTTGCGCATCAAGCACGGTGGTGTGTTCGTTCAGTACGGGCGTGTAGACGAGGTGATCGCCCGCTTCCAGCGCCGCCACCCGCGCACGCAGCGCCTCAACCATTTCTGCCACTTCCCACGTCACGCCCGTGGCATCGGGGATTGTCAAATGCACGGCGTCACGTTCCGCTAATCGTCCGCGTACCCATTCGTTCGCCCGGTCAGTCATTATCACCCTTTCCTATCTCCACACTCACCGATAATTGCAACCCCGCGCCCGTGCGGAGTTGGTCGATCTGCTCTGCGGTCAGCGGTTCAGCCAGCACAAATTTGACCGCGTTAGGCCATGCTTCGACCTGCACAACCACCACGTTCCGCAGCGGGAACACGATCCGCACCGTGTCGGGGTCTTCACCGCCCGTCGCCTTGATAGCTGTCTTCAGCTTGGACGGGCTAAGCGCGTGGTCCATTGCATACTCAACCCACGCAAGCGGGGTGTTCGTCTTCGCGGCTTCCACATAGACGCCCCACTCAACCGCGTGGTGTCGCTCATCCGGTGCAAACGTGCGCGATACCTTAAGCCGCGTCATCAGCGTGGCACGCGAATATTTGCCAATCGAGCGCAGCAACTCGTTTTGCGACGAGACACCCAACTGGTCTAATTTTTGGACCGCTAGCACCAGCGCGTCACCCTGCGCAAACTTCGCGCTGGTGATGTGCCCATCGAGCGTGTCTAATGTGCTGCGTAGTGCTTCCAGTGAGCTAATCTGCGTCATATCCACCGCCTAAACGCATAACACCCGCTGCGAGGTTGTCTCGTGAGTGTCGAAGTCACAAGCGCGATAATCGCAACGGGTGCTATACAGACAAAACGCGCTTTCGGGTGACTTCGACATAACTCAGTTTACCATAAAACACGCGAAATTACTAGCCATTTCCCACCCCCGCGAACAACTCCATCTGCCGCCCGGTCACACGCGGCGCACGCAGGTTCAATCGCGCGGCCACAAACGCCATCGCGCACGTTGCCCCGACGCCCTCGCCGGTTGCCAGCACACGCGGGGTTCCCGGCGTGGTCAGTAGCAGGCGGACGCGGCACTCAGCACCGCGCTGCACAAACGCCGTCACGCCGCCGCACTCGTAGACGGATGCCCGCCCGATGGCATAGCGTTTCGTGTGCATGCTACGCCTCCCGTCCGGCTGCCGCGTAGCCACTGCCCGCGTCAAGGGGGGTGAGGTCGATGGTGGTTGGTACTGCAATTTCGTCTACGACCAGAAGCCTCGACCACTTGACGTGCAGCCTGACCTGCCCGGTGTTCCCCGTGCTATTTTTCTCAATGGATACAACCCCGTGCGGATATTTGCTACCATCCTCACGGAACTCTGGCGTCAGCGTCAGATACAAGTTGAACGGGTGCTCGTCGGTGCCCTGCGCGGCATCCATTGTTAGGCGTTCACCCTTCTGACGCACCGCTTCACTATCTGACTTGCGCGACTGAATACCAACCATGCCAATTAAATTGGCCTCAGATGGGGCTACGCCTGCCTTAATCTCAGCAATCACGCGCTTACCCCATGTCCAATCACGTTTACCCGGCAGGTTGGCAAGCTGCGCGTAATCAAACACAAACGCCGCCACCTTGCGCCCTTCACCGCGTAAGACTTCTGTCATTTGCTTGGCGGTTTGCATCACCTTGCTAACTTCCATACGCATATCGGGAATGTAGAACATGCGCCCTGGATACTGTAACATGCGCTTAAGCAGCGCCACCGATTGATCGATAGTTTCTTGAGTTGGAACAGCGATGCCGGATTCCGCGATAGCTTGCTCAAACGTCATGTCACGCCCCGCGCGTTTAGCGTCCCGCATCAGCGCGCGCACAACCATCAGGCTGTTGATTTGCTCGAATGTTAGCCCCCCGGCGCGTTGTAAGTCCTGTATCGCGTATTCCTGCGGGGTCCACTCTGGCCCCCACCAGATCACATCATAGCCATTGAGTAGCAACACTTGGCATAACGACTTCAAGAACATCGTTTTACCGCCGCCGCTGATGCCACCTATGCCGATAGTCTTGCCTGTCCAGAGCCAATGTGCAAAACCTCCGAAACTGTGCAGTGTGGAAAACGGAAACGCTATCGGTGAACCCTCTGGCATAGTATCCCCCTGGATTGTTTGTAGCATCTGGCGAATTGCCACGCGGCTATCCGCCCATAACGGTGTATCCGCATCCGGCGCGGGAGCAGTAGATAGCGGGCGCGTACCTAATGATACACCCGACTCTTGTGCCTTGCGGCGTTTGAAGTCCGCCCACGATTCCACGTTGAGCGCGTCGGCGAGTGTTTCCCATGCTTTTTTATCATATTCAATTCCACACGAACACACCGGCCAAGGGAAATCAGGGTTTTGGTCCGCGCTGATGCGGAAAGAAGGGTCATTGTCGGCGTGTGTGCCTAGTGGACAATGCCAATAGCTATACTTGCCCGTTTTCGCGGGGGCACCAAGCGCCGCAGTCACCAGCGCGATCCACTCATTGCGCCACAACTTGACCTTAGCCTCTACGTCTATCTGTGCCTTATCGCCACTGGCGGCGGTCTGCTTGGCATACAGTTTCAGGTCGAGCACGTCAATTTGTTCGGCGTGCAGCCGTGATCGGAAGTTTATCGCATCGTAGCGCGAATCAATCCACAGGTCGCCCACGTCTTTTTTGCTGCCCACTGTATAGGGCAGGGCTAGCGCCATAAACGCGATACCACTGTCATCCAGCGCCGCGTAGACTTTTGCCGCGCTGCGCATCCCCGCCCCATCGCGGTCAGGCGCGTACACCACCGCCGACACGCCTAAGTATTGCAGGTCACTTACCAGCGTATCCGGTACACTTTCCTCAGCCGCCAGCCAGCATAATACATTTGGGATGCCCGCCGCGTGATATGCCAGCACATCAGGTTCGCCGCCCGCAATGTATAACACGCCTTTGGCCTTGAGAATGGCTGAGCGCAAACCCGGCAGAAAATAGTATTTCGCGGACTCTGGCTTGCCTTTGGGCCACCAGTATTTCGGACCGCTGCCGTTCACATTCTTCCAGCGAGGACGGTCCCACGCGCTCCCATCAGCGCGGAATACCGGGTACTGCCATCCGTCATAGGTTGCACCGTTCGCGGTTATCTGCGCGGGTTTCCATTGCGCAAGGGTTGCAGCGTCGGCAATGCCGCGCCGTGTCAATTCTGCCGTGTGTGTCATAGTACACCCTCCAAGCCGAACATACGCGCGACAGCGGCATCGGTGGCGGCATCGTCAAGCGGAGCAATGTCTACCTGCTTCGGTTGCTGCCGGTTAGCTTTGAGCCATGTCAGAAGGTTGTCGCGGACGTGTTCCAGCGTCATATGTTTATCCTGCCAGAATGCTTCTTTGTATTGCGCGGTTACGTATCGTGTGACATCTTCCGGAGCAATCCCGGCGTTTTGCAACTTCTTTGCCACGCGCACATGACGCGGATAATCATCACCGGGCGGCTTGGCGGGCAACGCTTGCCAATAGGCATCGATAATCGCAATGTGGGGTTGTACGGGCTTCACGCTATCACCGCCAGCGTCAGCGGCGGTAGAGTCTTTTTCTGTAGTAGTCTCTGTGGTAGTCTCTGTTTTAAGATTTGCCGATTTCGTTAAATCAGTTATTTCACCATTTGGTGAAGTCTTAGATTTAACCGCTTCGTCATTTACACCCATTTCACCATTTGGTAAAAAAGGATTAATAGGCGGGCTATTCACTAGATTGTTCCACAATTCAAGAAACCTTTCGTGAATAATGCGTATATGCACGGTGGGGGTATTGTTCCATTTCCAACGCTTAGTTTCGATTACTCCCACGTCGCGCAATACTTTTAACACGCGGTCAGACTGGCGCGGGGTCATGCGAGTGCGCTCCCACCATTCCCAGCGCGGAATCGCAATCCATTCGTGCCCGTTGCGATTAACTTTCATGCGGCTCTGCCCGTTTTTCTTTGGCAAATGCCAATACACCAATTCAGACAGAGCCACGCCCGCCAGTACGTCACCGTTTGCCATGTCGATATAGATTTTCTTTAGATCGATAGTGTCGCGCGTGCTGGCTTCCCACGAAAGAAACGCTTTGAAATCATTCATGCGTCACCGCCTAGCGTTCGTTTGCGCCATTCGGTATCGGCCTGCTTAAACAGATCACACCCTACTGGCAAAACGCTGCCCGTGAAATGGCTATTTGTTTCAACATCGTGCATCACCTTGCGAATACTCAATCGTTCAATGAACGGTAATTCATACTCGCTGGTAAACGTCAATCGAGCATCGCTTCGCGAAGATGCTAAAACATACGCCGCATACTCATAGGCCCATTTGTGATGATCATATTCGAACATGACATCTGGCACATAAACAAAGTAGACGTTCTTCATGCGTCACCATCCATTTTCTCTATACGAATGATATTGCGAATTTCGCATAACTGATGGAAATCGTAGGTTTTTAAATAGCGCCAGATGTGAACGCAGGGATAATCAATCTCGAAGAATCCCTTGCAATCGCAAATTGGAACACCAGTGTTATCAACCTGAACCAAGTGGGCATCTCGCCCGCCAGTAACTACATAACCGATACCCGGCAACTCTTCAATCTTGCGCTGCTTGGCCCTTGTGAAATTGCGTGGCATTCGTGGAAGATTAACGCCTGGAACTATTCCGCTTCTCGATAACATCCGTTTCTTTTTCTTCTTTATTTTTTCTGCTTCTCGCTTAGCTTTTATGCTGACCAGTTTTGATTGTAATGTTTTGATTCTGTCCTCAGCGGAAACAATAAGCTCAATTATCCACCGCGCAATATGTTGATCGTATGTTGTAAATTCGACATCAGAACTAACTGCGTCGATCAAAGTTTGTAACAACTCTTCCGCGCGTTTAATCTGCGCTTTGCGTGAGAAGCCTTTTCGCCAAAGCAGGTTGAATAGGTCAAAAGCTGGCAGTCTTATTGCGGGTGGTAGCGGATTAGAAGATTTCCCGGTGTCTTGCGCTAAGCCCAGCTTAAATGAAATCATTCTTACAGCCGGATCAATTTGGTGCTCTTCGCTTATTTCAAACAGTGTAATACCATGCGCTTTGCAGGCTTCACGTTTTTTATCGTCCCGTTCAAGTTGCTGTTTGAATCCATCCCAATCACCGTGAAAGAATGGAATGTATGTGTAATGCTGTGCGCCTTGGACTTCGATTGCACAGTTAGCGTCTGAAATAAGAAAATCAAGCTCAAGCCGTTGCCCCGATTGATCATATAGCCATTCAGGGCGGGAGTTTTCAACATACGAATCAATGGGCAATTCGTAGAAAAGTGTATCGCGGACAATCTGTTGAAGTGCTGATGTAGACATGTCTACCCCTAAATAAAAACCCCGATGTATGGCAGCGATCATGCGGACTCTTCTGCGGTTTGGCAACCGCTACGGGTCATGATCGCCCCCATATACCGGGGTTCGCTTGAAGAGTCCTGTTTAGCGCACCCGTCGCGCTTTTTCTGATGCATTATGCAGGTTGCCACGCCTGCGCATCACACGTACAGTATACCCGATTTCCCCGTGCGTTGCTAGCCCGAAGTTGTAAATTTCCGGTTAGAATCATCCTCCGTATGGACTGGCGATAGTCGCATCCACCGCGCGCTCACTTAGCCCATTAGCAATGGCGTGGGCGCGGAGCATATCGACCACCTGACCCTTGCTGTACCCATCGTCGCGCATACGGCACGCGGTCCAGTACAGCGCGTTATTGCGCGAACCCTCGGCGTGATACGTGCTCAGATACCAGCGCAAATAGGGCTTGATTTCGTCGGGCGGCGCATCGCGCGGTACTCGTGGCGCTGGTGCCTGTTTCGATTCCGCGTAGCTGTCGAACCATGCGAACTCATACATCACATCGCGGGGTTGCCCGATCACGCGACACACAGCGCCGTTGCGCTCCGGCTTGGTGTTGACCGTGCCCGGCAGCCGGAAGACGCGCGCCCAATCTTGCACCGGGTCGCCACCGAACGCCCGCGCCATATTGCGCATGATCGACTTGCTGCGTTGGCGATTAGCCTCGGTTGCATCCAATGGGACGATGCGCCAGATACCATGCAGCCCGCCGCCGCTGTCGATGATCAGGGTAGGGGGCGGGGAATGATGCACGAGCGCGTGATAGGCATCGCGCTTGCTGGTGCCTTTTTTCTCGTCGATGTCCACCCATAGACATTGCAGCGCCGCCGCACCTGTTTCGCGTGTACGTACAAACTGGTTAGCGACGGGGGCAAGTTTCGGCGTTAAAGCGTAATAGCACCCGTAGCCCGCAGCATTTGTACGTACAATGTGCTGCCAGTCGATGCGCTGCGTGCCGACGCGGTACGACTCGGTGAAGACGCGCGGGCCGCCGACCTCCACGCCAGGAGGCGCAATATAGGTCAACTCAAGATACCGCCCGGTATGCGCTGCAAACAAGTGCAGCAGTAGCGTGCGTGCGTGTTGGTTCATGCGTCTTGCTCCTTCTCCGCGCTCGCGTCGGTATCCACTTGTCCGACTTCAACTGAGTGTAATTCAACGAACCATGCACCACCATATTCGCTCACATCAACACTGTGCAATGTGAATTTGACGCCGTCATGGAATAGATCGTTTATTTCCTTAGTTTCACACAATAAGAAGCGCGGCGTGTAAGATTCGATTTTCTCAGGCTGGACCCATTCGTCTTCTTGCGGTTCTGTTTCGTTAGACCAGTCGTAAATTGTCCAATCTGCCTTTTCCCACTGTCGAAGCAAACAACCAACTTCTGCGCGGGATGTAACAATTGAAGCTTTAGGGGCATTTGCGTTCAATGGATTATGCCGCCAGTCATCAGGAAGCGATTCGTCAAGCATCGGCGACATAACCAGCCCCGCCCCGTTGTGCTTAAACTTCGCGCGTAATTCTACAATTTCGACGTAGGGTTTCCATTTCGGGGCGATTTCCGCATGAACATTTTGGCAGCAGGTGATATTATATTCGACTGTATCGCCAAGCGCATTCAGCAAACCGTTTTTGAGTTTACGCAACTCTCCCTCAATCCAAGTGTCGAACTTCTTTTGGCGCGCGGCGGCGCGTGCGTTTGATTCCTGTTGCGCCTTTTCCAGATATTCGCGGATAAGATCGTTTTTCATACTCATGTTATTCTCTCCTAGATACAAAAACGCCCCGCCGGGATAGCGTATGATGGGTGTCGAGGCCATCATGATCCCGATGGGGCGTTCTTGCTCATACGCTGACTGATAGCCTCGACACCCTCAGTATACCGCGCTTTCCCGCCCCGCGCAACGCCGCCGTGTTAGCGTTTGGTTAGAAACGCCGCGCGGGGTCATGCGTCGTCGTCACCACACGGTCCAGGATCGCCCGCGCTGCAAAAGCACGCCGACTCATCCCCGCCCCATAGCGTTAACTGCCCGTCTGACATAGGGCTGTCTTCGTGCTGCTGCTCCGCGAGGTCATACAGCGCGATAGGCTTCATCTCGCCGCCGCGAAAGTCGCGCACGATGGCGTAGTCCGCGAACCGTTCATCCTGGCGCATGCCGTGCTCCCAGCGTGCGACTTCCTCGAACCGCGCGGGGAAGTTGATCCGCGTGCGCTGCCAGTCGCCTTTGCCCTGCTTGACACAGCGCCCTCCGCAATTCGCGTGTGTGTAGCCCATGCGGTACATGCGGGGCGGCTCAATGCCCCACCCGCGCACCGTTTGCATGGGGTGATAGTCGTAGGGCTTCCACATCAGTGGGTAGAGCACATCATACCCGCGCGCGGCGTAGTTCTTGCGCGGGGCTTCCATGCGGTGTGGCTCGGTCCAGTTCATGCCCAGCACAACGGTCACACGGTAATAATCTTTCAGTTCGCCGAGATATTCGAGGAATGGCTCGATTTTGAGGCGGTGCGTACACGGTGCGATCTTCTGTGTGGGGATGATATGCTCTTGCTCAGCCACTTCTAGCGGTGTACGGCCCTCTACAATGCGGGTGATCGGCTTGCCCCAAAATTGCTCAAGCTCTAGCAAGAATCTGTAATTATCGTCATCCTCCCACAGCGTATCCATGAACACCAAATCAACGGCATCCTTGCCATACCGCTGCATAGTGCGGTGTGCGGCAATGGCTGACGATATGCCAGATGATAGCGAAACCACGAAACGATCTGTTTTACTCATGTCTACTCACTCCCGTCTATCTTCGTCTGCATCTTCCACACCGCGTATACACCGGCTCCCACCGCGCACCCGTCACCCTGCGCCGCGTCCACATCGCAGACGGCAGGGGGCGGTTGCAGCGGTGGCAGCGGGCGCGGGTGGTGTAGCGTGTGGCGGTCATGCGTCGTGGTCCTCGCTCGGCTGTTTCCACCATTCAGGCGGTGGAATAAGGTCAAAGCGCCGCTCGCCTAGCGTAGTTTCCCACACGTCATCGATGGCACTTTCCAGCAGTAGTCGCGCCCGTGAATCGTTCGGTGTGCGTTCGTTCAACGCGCTGAGCGCATCCTCAATGGCGGTGGTCAGCGTGTCGATGTGCAGTAATAGTTGGTATTCGCGCTCGGTGGTCGTCATCCGATGTTGTCCCGTACCCATTGATTCGCCTCCTCGCGTCGGTGCTGCTCAGCGCTGGTTAGCGTCGCGCGACCCAGCGACGTTGACGCCGCCGCAATAGCCTGCATTGCACGCCCAGCCTCCGCGACGTTTAGCGTCAGATGTACGCGACTATGCCAGCGTCGGTAGTGAGCTGGCTCCCAGCGGGTAACTTCATAACGTGGTGTGTTGTCTGTCATGCGTCGTTGCCTAATGCGCGTTCAAAGCGCGTATATGGACCGGGCCATACCACAAGCCGGTTAGCCTCTGGGAAATAAGCACAGAGTAAATAAACCTGTACTGCATTCCCTTTTGCGTTGATGCGCACGCCACCCGTAATCATTTCCATAGCCGCTTTTTCCTCTGTTGTGCCCTGCATCTCGACAGGCAATTCCGGCGCGGTTGCATCGTGATAGTAAAGAGCGATGCTCGTATTTTCATTGATGGGCCAGCGGCGCTTGACAAGGCGTGCCAGCCAGCGTCGGGCGCGGCGGACATCATCCTGTGAAGGTTCGCCGCTACGGTGGAAAATATCACCATGTGTTGCAATTTGTTCTAGTGCGTCGATCATCATGTGTCGTGTATCCTCTCTGCTAGCGGAAGCCGCGCCACAGCACTCGCGCACCGGGGCGGTTGAGGTGTTGCGACGGGTGCGGCCCCGCGTCGCGTCGGGGTGTAAGGCTGCCCGGTTGCCCACATACTCCGGCCCTCGGCCTACCCTTACGGGTTGATCTGGTCGCCTTATGGCATCTGTCGTCCACAACCTTACACGCTACGGGCGAATGATCACGTCGCACCGTTTGCACTGTCTTCGGTAGGGCGCGGGCAGCGTTTAAGTCCACTGGACACCCGCATTAAGCCCCCGACCTCCGATGCACCCTACCGTGTGCCGCAGATCACCCGTGCGGCGTTCGGGTTGCAATGGCGCTGGAAGCCGGTTTATAGGGCGCGTCCCGTCCAGCTTTAAGCCTACGCAGTAAGGAACCATGCAAGTGCCAGTGGTGGGAGTCGAACAGCACCGTATGCCTACGGCGATCCACCTCTGCATTGTTAGCGTCTAGCGGTACTCCGGTGCACCGTTTTCCGCTGCACGTCGCGCTAACGCAGACCAACCCGGCTGGCATGTACGCGGATAACGCCCCGCGCGGCGTTGCGAAAAGGGCGGCGCTGTTGCGCACACGGAGAAGCGCCGCCCGTGGGGGAGTTGTCAAGCTCACTAACGCTTGACGCGCACCAGTTTATACAACTTCTCCACTGGCACGTCGAAAAACAATGAAAAGCGTAACGCCTGCGTCGCGGGCAACTTCTGCGTTGACGTTGTACGCAGGAACCGCACCGTTGTGCGCGGAATACCTACTGCCCGCGATACTTCGGCATCAGTCAGCGCGCGACCTAAGCCCATGCGCCGCCCCTTCGCTTCGAATTGCTCTTGAAGCGTGTTGTGCCATTCGGCCTCAATACCGGCTAAATTCTGCATAGGCTACCTTTCAATGACTTAGTTGCACTGTCTACATATTCTATAGTATAGTATTTTTGTAGTCGCGTCAAGCAATTCGATGAATACGCGACAAGTTACTTGACACGCGCAGCAAAATAGCTTATACTGTATCTACAGTAAAAAACACAGCACACGGAGACGAGCACATGAACCGCAAAGTTGCAAGAATCATTTATGATCAGACTGTTGAACCGGCGCGTGAACAATGTCGCGCAATTGTTGAAGCCGATCCGAAACCGTGCAGTACAGTTATCCGCCTCGCGTGGCGGCGGTTTTACACGATAGAAGAAAAAGCACGCGCATCATATGACGCTACACTGCGCGCACTCACCAGCTAACCGCACACATACAGGGGCGGGCAACCGCCCCCGGAGGCACACACGATGAACGACGCACGCAGCACCGCACTCGCGCTATTCCGCCGCCATCGGCGCTGGCTGAACATTCACGAGATACTCGCTTCCAGCGCAGTGCCCAACCGCGAGATGTCACGCGCGGTGACGCAGTTGGTGAAGGATGGCACGGTGCGCAAAGACGGAACATTCTACCGGCTCGCTAAGTAACAGAGGATAACCACCATGAACACCAACGTTTATCTTGACTTCGCGCTAGACCGCATCCACAAGACACACCAACGCCAGATCGATGGTGCACAAGAAACGCGCGCTAATGACGTGGCAAAGGGGCGGACCGGACTGGTTCACCGCGCTGACAGCGTGCTTGATGAATTGCAGCAGCAGCGCACTGCATTGATGGTTGCTGAGATTGACGCGGCAATTTTCACGGGCGAGTGCGGGATTCGTCAATTGGCTGAGATTGTACACAAATTTCCGTATCTTGATGGTTTGTTTGATGGGAGACTGTAGCCATGACGATCACCTTTACGCGCACCACGCAGGAAATGTACGCGCTGGTCATGGACGAACTCGACACGGTCAAGCGCGACCTGAACTGGCAGCGGCAAGTAGCAGACAGTCAGCGCCAGGAGATTGATGAGTTGACGGCAGAGTTAGAAGCGGCGCGGGAACGCATCGCAGAGTTGGAAGCGGAGAAAAACGCATGAGCCATTACACTGTAGACGATAACCCACTGCTCACTGAACAGGAAAAGCGCGACTTGCAGCGCGAACGCGAACGCAAGCAGGCGCAGCACATGAACTGGTCAGCGTATCGGTACAGCACCACCAATCCGCGCACGGTGCAAGCGCAGATATGGCGTGCAGAAGCCTACTACGAGGCATAGCTATGAGCCGCACCGCTGACACCTGCAACATATGGCCCTGGGAGTTGCAACTCCACACGCTGATGATGCGCGAGTACGGCGACACCATCGCGGACGCGGTGGCGGAACCGAGCGCGCACGCGGCGGGCGGAGTTGTGCGCACCGATGACTACCACCTGCGCAACCCGCGCTATGACCTACCACAGAAAAACGACCGCCTGCAACGTCTGGTGACACGGTCATTGGTATTGCGGGCGCAGATACTTAACCTGGAAGACGCGCATATGCGCGGGAAGTGAGGATGATATGAGCAACGACATTACCCCGTATGAACCAGAACAGCATAATGTAGTTGTGCAGCGCAACGCCGCATTGATGCAATTGCGCGATCACATGTTTCAGGTGGGCTTGCACTATGGCGAGCCATTCAAGGGCAGCGGCAAGCCTACGCTACTGAAACCGGGCGCGGAAATTATCTTGGCACGTTTCAAACTGTGGCCCGACTTCATTGATCGCGGTTGTGTCGAACGCTGGGATGGTGATGCACCCGTGTTCCACTACCGTTATGAGTGCAAATTGCGCCACCGCGAAACGGGTGAAATTTGGGGCGCTGGGCTGGGTTCCTGCAACAGCATGGAAGACAAATACCGCTGGCGCAAGCAAGAACGCACCTGCCCCGAATGTGGCGCGGCAGCCATCAAGCGCAGTCGTTACCCTGAGAATAAGCCGCAGAACCAGCGCGGTTGGTACTGCCACACGAAAGCAGGCGGGTGCAATGCCAAGTTTGCGCCGGACGATGAACGTATCACAAGCCAGTCAGAAGGCAAGGTGCCCAACGATGAAGTGTTCACGCTGGTTAATACGATAGACAAGATGGCTCAGAAGCGCGCGCTGGTTGCCGCTGTGCTGGTTGCTACCGGGGCGAGCACCTATTTTACGCAGGACGTTGAAGACTTCCCCGGCTACGCTGGCGAGATTATCGACGTTGACCTTCCGGTTATTGTGGATGGTGATACGGGTGAGATTGTCGACGTTACACCGCAGACCAAGCGACAGATGGTTGACGCGGCGCAGGACGCGGGCGAGATGCAACCGGAAGTGTCAGAACTCGACACATATCTTGGCCCACGCGATGGTACGCAAGACCCGTATGTGGATGACCCCGATGTATTCAACAGCGCAAAATGCGAAGCGATGGCGTTGCATATGGCGACGAATAGCATGGCAGACCACAAGAAACACGCTGCCAACCGCATCCGCAAGGCGATTAACCGTGCGGGGTTGAACACCCACGCAGAAAACGGCTTCGCGCCAGAAACGTGGCGAGATATGAGCTGGTCAGAGATATACAACAGACATTTTGTGACGCTCGAAGTATGGGCAATGGTGGAAGACTACATTCAAGCCAACGAGAGCGAGGCGTAACATGGATAAGCACATCACACACGCGCTAGACGCCATCGACATCGCCGCCGCTACCGGGGCGGGGTGTTCGCTCACGGATGAGCAGGTGCGCGCGCTGGCTCAGCATGTTGCAGAGAGTGGCATCACCGAGCGCGACAAGACACAGAAAACATTGGCTATTTGGTCACATGCTGCGCGCCGATTTTGGCATGGGCGCTGGGTTGCGCGCAGTGCAGAGGCACACATGCGCAAAGTGTTAACAGATATTGCTGACGTCTTAGATGGTTTTATGCGCTGGCGTGAACCGGGCGCAAAAATGCACGAGCACGTTCGCGCCATTGCTCAAGCTGCTATGACAGCGGAAGCCGAACGTGACGCACTCGAAGCCGAGCGCGATGAGCTGGTCCGCACCCGCGACGCCATGCGCGCCGCGCTCGTGGCAGCCACAGAAGACCGCGACGAGAAAGCAGAACAGCACCGCGTGGCACGCAAGCGCCAGTATGCGCTGATTCGTATCGCAAAGCAACACCGCGACAATGAAAACTTTTGGCGTGGCGGGTTGCGCAAAGTCGTTGCTGAGTTAGAGCAGTACCCGCTATTTGCGGGCGGTCAAACATACGAGATTGTAGATGCAGTGCAGACGATGGTCCAGCGTGCCACCGCACTCGATGCCACACGCGAGCAACTTCACGCCGCGTTGAAAGACCGCGATATGTACGCGGCTCAGTGCAAGGCGCTAGAGGATGCAGCACCATCAGAATACGAACGCCTTGCTACGGGCTACTGGCGCGGACGTAACTACGTCTGCACCTGCGGCAGCACGATCTACGACCCACGCAGCACACAGGGCAAAATGTGGCGTTGCAATTCATGCGGCACAGTATATCAAGACGTGAACGAGGGGTAACGATGGCGAACAAATACCCGCCAGAGTGGGAAGATGGCACAATTCAGCGGGCTATGTATGACCGCGCACATTGGACCTGTGAGCACTGCGGTATGTTATTTGCCATCGGGACGACTAAGGCTATCACCGAAACCAACGCCGATGGAAAGCCCGTGATCTTAACTGTACATCACATTGATGGCAATCCCGCCCATTGTGACTGGACTAACCTGCTGGTGTGTTGCCAGCGATGCCACCTGCACATTCAAACGTCATGGTATCCCGGTGGCTATCTCCCCCTCTCATGGGGTGGTCCGCCCGAATGGCTTACGAAGCGCGGCTTAGCGTACAAGCTGAACCCGCAGTTGCCATTATTCGCACCGACCGAGTAACACGATACGCGCTGGCGGCGGCATTGCACCACAGGAGACGCCGCAACAGTCACCGCCCAAGCCGCATCGCGGGGCGGGTGGCACGGGATGGCAGCCCGTGCAGCAATGTGAAGCCGCCAGCGTGACCTTACACAAATAACTATAACGAGGTGAAATGATGGAAGCCAAGAATTACCGCAAGAAACCTGTTACTATTCAGGCTATGCAATTGACGCCCGAAAATGCCGCAGAGATTGCAAAGTGGGTGGGTGGTGATGTGCAACTTGAAGGCAATGAGGTTGTGATTATCACGCTTGAGGGCAATATGCGCGCCGATGTGGGCGACTACATCATTCGCGGCGTCAAGGGCGAATACTACCCGTGCAAGCCGGACATCTTTTGGGCGACATATGAATTTGCCCAGACCGAACAAAACGAGTAGCAGCGAAAGAGTACACACGATGACGCACGGGAGCATGTACACAACAGTAGCAGGTGGTCGGCGGCGCTATAGCAGAGCACCGCAGCGTACCCCCGTGCGCGCGCAGGTGGGGCGCGTGAGACTAGAGAGGCTTAGCTTTACGATGGGCGTTGTAGCGTTTCATTCAGGGCAATTAGAGGGCGCAGCGTGGGACCGCTGGGAGTTGCACCGGGACGCATTGCACGAAGCGTACACGCTGGGCACGGCGCAGAAACCCGTAACAATTTATCATTTCCTCAAGTGGCATGGCGCGATTTTACCCTGCGGCGGTACGTTGCGGGAAGCGAACCCGGTGTCAATGCACATGGGCGAATCCTTCGCACCGCACAACTACCGGACTTTGCCGCAACGCGCTGGGGCGTTTATGCGCGAGTGGGCCGAGGCGCTGAGCGATACGCGCGACCCGTGGCTAACGCTGGCGCGGCTCCACTTCACGCAGTGGCAAATGCACCCGTTCGCGGATGGCAACAAACGTCATTCGCGCTTGATGACCGTGTACGGGTGTGGATGGTACGGGCTGCCAGCGGTGTGCATCACGCTGGCGGTGAAACAGCACTATTTGGATGCGCTTAACGCGGCGGATGTGCCCGCGCTGGCGCGGTTATTCGAATCAAACACAATAGGGAGTGAGTGAGATGGCTAAATGTAAAACATGTGGCGCGGAAGCCACAAACGGCGACTATTGCGAAGACTGCGCGGTTATCCGCGCGGCGGTGGATGCGGTGATGCATGGCGTGCACCTGCCCACGCGGCGGGTGATGTTTACGGATGTGGAACCAGCGCCGTGTGATGAGGATACTCAGCCGGTGTATCTGCCGGGATGCGGGCACGAGCCGCTGTTCCAGACGTGTATGCGCGGTGATATGGACGAGGATGGTGAGTGATGTATTTCAAACAGATTCAGGAAATTATCGACGGCACGAAAACACAAACGCGGCGTGTAGTTAAGCCGGGTGAAGCCTATGCATTTCGCTATCTAGGCTCAACTATCGAACACGTCACAGATGGACGCGCCGCATATAATCCTCAAGCGCCGACGTCGATGATCACAAAAGTCTTTACGCCATCAGGGCGCCTCAAGTGGCAAGTCGGGCGCGATTACGCAGTATCGCCAGGGCGCGGAAAACCGGGCGTGGGGTGGGAACCGACGTCGGGCGCGTGGGGAGAACAGCTTTTTACTAAGACTCTGCTTGGCACTCCGCGCCCCCTGCGCATCGTCATCACTGCGATCCGCTGCGAACCGTTGCAGAACATCAGCGAGACAGACGCGATGGCGGAAGGGTGCCCCAATCACAATTATGCGCCAGGGCTAGAATGGTTCGACCCGGTAAAATGGTACGCTGAACTATGGGACAGCATCAACACGCGCAAGGGTCTTCGGTGGGCAGATAGCCCCAGCGTGTGGGTGCTGGAATTCGAGGTGAAACGATGATCGCCTACTGTCTAGCCATGCTGTGCGTTGCCCCCGCGTTCGTGGGCGGCGTGCTCGCGCTGGCGCTGGGGTACGATGTGGTGATGTGGCGGCGCGGTGGACCGCGTCCGAGCTGGTGGAGGGACGACGCATGACTGAGACACCGGAACGCAAGGCGATGCTGGACGCGCTGCGGCTGGAACTGGCGCAGCTGTTCTATCAAGCAGTGCATTGTGTAAAATATAATCGGCGCGAATTGCAGTTAAATGGCAAGGTTGTCGCCTATGTGAACGCGTCCTATTGCACATCGAACGATAGTGCGTGGGCCTACTGGATGTTAAAAAACGTGGTTCCTGACTGGCCGCGCGACACTGACGCCGCGCTGGCGCTGTGCTTGGATATTCCAGACATGTATGTAACTATTGGCAAATTCGATGGCCGCGTGTGGGGCGGTGATGGCGCTATAGAATATATGGCGCGGTTGTACTATCCGCGCAAAGACATCCAGAAGCACACGGGCAACGGCGCAACCCCCGCCGAAGCACTCTCCCGTCTAGCGCTGGCGTACTACACGGCGCAGGCGGATGACTGAACGCGTGCGCGCGCTGGTACACGCGGGGTGGTGCGCGCAGGGCGTACACCCCGCTGTGCGGCGGGATTGATTGGGTAACGTATAGGCGGGATCACCCCGCCCCGAAAGGTTGAGAGCATGAACAACGACACACTAAAACGAGCAATGAAGAAACTGCGCATCATCGTAGAGGAACCTAGTTTCAAATGGCAGACTATTGATGAACACGAGGCAGTTACATTGCTAGATTATATAGATACCCTCGAACGCCAAGTCGAAAAAACATATGAGCCGCAGCGTCCAACCCGTGACGATGGCGGCGCGCAAATAGCGTAATCGAATCGGTATTTAGCGCAACCGGGGCTTCTACGGTATAATTACCCTACCTCAAAAGAAGCCCCCGCGCTGGTGGTACAGCCGGGGGCGTGAGATGACCTATGTGTACAATGGGAGCAGTCACCTATGGATAGTATACCCCAACCCCTCCCCGGTTTCAAAAAGTGTTCCAAGTGCGGTACAGTAAAGCCGAACACTCCCGAATATTTCAGACCAAAACATAATCAATGCCGTGAGTGTAGAAATAAGTATAGTCGGGAATATCAGCGCAAGTGGCGCAAAGAACACCCTGAAGAAAAAAGGCTATCAGTAAAAAGATGGCGCGAAAACAACCCTGAGCGCAATAAAGAAATAAAGCGAAAAGAACGCATAAAGAATAAGGCTAGATATGCGGAGCGTGCACGAGAATACAGAAAGAACAACAAAGAAAAAATCCGTAAGTATCAAAAGCGATATGAAAATACAAAACGCGCTAAAGAAAAAGCTAAGGAGCGTGGTCGGAGATGGAGAGAAAACAATAAGGAAAAGGCTCGTGCACAGAGAAAAAAATGGATTGCCAACAATAAAGAAAGGCACAGAAAAAATAAATTGATACAGGAACATCGTCGCAGAGCAAGAAAGCTGTCGGCGGACGGTTCCCATACTAAAGATGATATTAAGACAATGCGTATACAGCAAAACAATAAATGCTGGTATTGCGGAGTTGATTTATCACAAACGGGCGTTCATGTCGATCACCGGATTCCAATAAGCAGAGGCGGGAGTGATTCCCCATCTAATCTGGTTTTATCCTGTCCGGCTTGCAACATGTCTAAGCACAACAAAATGCCGCACGAATGGAACGGGCGACTATTGTAACCCGTTGGCGATAATCTCGTAGTATGGGTCGAGGTTGGCAAGAGGCCATACAGGATGCGCACCACCTACCCAAAGCCATACACTATGCAGCCAATCGTAGTTGCGGTTCGCTTCAATCCAGCATACAAAGTCATCTACACTTACCGGGGCATTGCCAGACCACCGTGCAGCCTCGGTAATTGCTATAGGAATCTCATACCCCGCTGCCAGCATCAATGCGTGGTTGTGTACGTGCCTATAGCTCTCCCACTCATCGAACGGGCAAAGGTCCGCGCGGCTGTTGAATGTGTATGCGTGCATGCTGAATAATCCCCCATTATCCCGCAACTTTTCCAACATCGGATGCCATGCGTTGAATAATGCGGCGTCACCATGCCCAGGGGGGAAGCCTGGAATAGCCAACGGGGGCCAACCGCGTGCCGCCGCCTGTTCGATGTACTCAAGATAGAATTCAGACCACCATGCCATACTTTGTGCGGTGGCTGGCGTGCCGCTGCATTCGTTGGTTGGTTCAATATACGCATTTTGTGCCCCAGCAAGCACTAGGGCGGCGCTAGAGGCGTTTTGCATGAAATCACGAGCACACGCACGCGGGTCGTCTAAAACGCTGCATGGCGGGCAATCTGGCGATCCTGTGCGCAGTACACACGTCCCGTCTTGCTGTAACGCTGATACGCAGTAGCTTAACGCGCCATAGGGACTGACGCCATAGCCCAGCCCCTTGCTTTGCAGAATCGGATACATGCTTTCAAAATCACCCGCGCCCGGAACCGTGCGAATACCTACTACCAGCGGCGGCGGGGGAAAGCGTATCTCAAGACATAGATCAACATCTGGATAAGACGCATAAGTCACGCCTTGATACACCACCGCAACCCACCCTACGCTAATCAACGCCCATTCATCGTTACCAACCCACTGCACATCTAGCACCGGATAACGCGCTGGGTTATGCACCTGCGTGATAATCCGTGAAAAGTCACCGGGGGCGGGCCGCACATTAAGCGTACTGGCAGCAATGCCCACCTCACACACGGGGCGCGGCGGGGTTGCCACAGGTGTATTAATCGCCGTACCCGTGGGCAGCACCTCAACGGTGGGCGTTACCCACGCGGGCGTTCCCGTCGCGGACGCTGGGGGCGGCGTATCCGTCGCCGTCGTCGGTGGCGCTCCGGGCGTGGTGCTGGCGGGCGGAAATATGCGCACGGCATGCATAGTGCCGTCGACCTCCACGCGGAACTCCGCGCCGCACGCGGTGAGTAGTAGCGCCAGGATGATCAGCGCTGCGAGTTTACGCATCGTCACGCTCGGCGAGTGGCACGGCTTCGTTAGCGTAGCGTTCCAGCGCATCAGCAACAATTTCTGCGGCCTTGTCAAGTTTATCGGTATCAAGGTTGATACCGAGCCGCTTGATCGCCAGCGTCAACAGTGCTTTTTCGTTGAACACGATGCGCAGCAATGGCGCAACGATTTCGATAATGAGGGCGCGAAGTTGCACGAACGTAATGCGTGAACTGTAGAACACGGCACCACCAAGCAACAGCTTGACGATAATATACGCCATGTCCTGAATCATTTCAGGGTTTTCCATTATTTGCTCTCCTGTACAGTTTTGTCTTTGTTCTCGTTGGCTGTGGGCGAAACGTCCGCCCCGTCTGCCTTGATGTCACCTGATGTTTTAGCGATAGCGTCTGCAATCATCTCGTTAATTGACGCAGCAATACTATCCTTGAGCGTTTCCATAGCTTCACATACTAGCTTGGATGTATCTGTCGGAATGCTGCCGGTTGTGTTTTTGATGTATTCGATTAGCCGCGCTTCCGCATCCTTTAGCAACTGTTCCCAGCGTGGGGCTAACGCTTTTTCTACAGCCTCCGGTAGCCCTTCGAGATGTTCCACCATTTCGTATTTCACCCTTTGGGGGATTTCCCCCAACTGTCTGGTGCGCGTATCCACCGATTCGCGCATCGCCTCCACCGCTTTGTCTAGCGTCTCAACCGCATCGTCTAGCGTTGTGGCGACCTTGGTATCATGGTCGGTCAACAGCCTGGCGACGCTCTCAAGGTTTTTCCCCACCTCTGCGCTAGTCTCTGAGATTTCTCTCAGCCCTTCCAAGAAGCCCGCAATAGACGTCGCCAATGCGTTGATCGTGGCGTCGTTCTTGTCGTCCTTGCGCGCTACGATAAAGAGTGTATATACCATTCCAGCGAGAATAAGCAGCAGCAATACGACCAGCAGCGCCATTAAGCCGCCTTCGCTGAAAATTGCCTCTGCTAATTGTATTGCTGTGTCCATAGGCCGCTGCTCCTTTGATCAGCGGGGCCAAGTCGGTTATAATTCGGTTAGCCCCCTCGCGCGTGGCCCGTACAGTTGCGCGCGTTGGGGGTTTGTTATATCTTTTCGAGTAACCAGCACCCAAAATCACCAGGGTATGCATTGGTTATTATGCCCGCCAGCCCCAACGGTGGCGGGGTTGTCCACCCGGCCAACGGTACGGTAATACTACCTTCCGACACAGTACGAGTTATATATTCTTCGCGCAACAACAATACATTATGCACCCGCACCGTATCGCCATTACTAGCCCAGGCAGATATGTCTACGTTGACAGTTTCGCCACCGTCCCACAGATGCGCGGTAAGTGTGGCCCAGTTCGGCGCGTGTGCGTTTGGCACAAAATTAATATCTGTGCCGGACAGCGACCCCCACACATTTCCCAATACCACTGCATCCGGGCAGTTAGTAATGTCATACGATGCACCACTAAAACGATTATCAACAACATGAAGATCGTCTAGATTATAGGCGTCGAATGCTCGTCTAAAATTAATTATCGAATCTTGCAGCACTACAGCATTACCTTGATTGCCGTAGCTGACCCCAAAAAACGGGCGGCAATTATACGTATGCAAGCGAGTAAATACAACATTATCTACTGCCGGATACTCTGCTTGAGAAGATAGGGTTACACCCGATCCTATCACCACTGTGTCCTCAATATCATAGTTCCAGACTTCATTACTTCCTGCCGAAACCAATTGCAGCCCGTACCGAAAGGAATCCACGATCACGCAGTTTTTAATTGTATTGACTGTTGCACCGTCATAATGCGTATAAATCCCCGGTCCGTGCCACCGATCCGGCGCGATTCTTCCGTTGTGATAAATCACACACCCATAAATTTCACCCGGCATATTGAACCAATTGATCGCATTATTCAACACGTTATGAATTACAATATTTATTAATTTAACACCGGGCGCGGCAATGGAAATACCGCCATGTCCCGGCATATCGGACGGAATCGCGCTGCCGGGGGTATCTGTTTCTCGTACCTCGGACGTACCGACGACGTGCAAGCCATAATCCTCGGACATCCATGTTGTATATGGTGCAGAAATCACAAGCGCTGCATCAATTTTCGCAATCTCACCGGGATAATTCCGAATAGCGATCGGGTTTTCTGCCTCGCCAACTAAAAAACATTCTAGATCGCCCGGCGTATATATGCCGCCTCGTAGGTACACTGTATCCCCAGGGCTGATGACGTATTTATAATTCCGCGAAAATGCGGTTTTTATGTCAAACGGATCGTTTATTGTCCCCGCCGCGACCATGATCCCTCCTATGGTGAAACATACCAGGGACTAGAGCCGGACGGGGCTACGAAAAAGTTATGCCCCACAGCCCCGCTAAATAGGTTTCAAGCTGCGCACGGTCTTCCGCGCTCAGTATGCCATCAATATATATTACTTCGCCAATATAACCGATCCAACCGTTACCAACCCCATTAGTGCGTCCCACCGTCAAACCGTCTAATGCTAGCGTTCCCGCGTTCCCGCTTGCCACTTCTAGCCCGTTCACTTCTAGCCGCGAGCTTGCGCCGTTAAACTCCGCCAGCAAACACACGGGGACGCTCAGCGGAAAATCGCCAGCACCCGATGCCACGATTAGATTAGTCCCCATCCGAATAGTTTCGGTCGCCAGCACATACAAATAGTTATCTGTATTGGCGGTTTCGCCTGCCAAGTATTTATTATTCCCACCGTCCGCAGTCTGCACGATATACACAGCAGTATATCCGCTGGCGTGAGCATAGGTGCTAGACGCGAAGTGGGTTGCGTTGGCACTCATAGCAGGTCTGCCATTAATTGCATTGGTTACATACGTGAAGCGGTTAGCTTCTGTCGCCTGCACAAAATCACGCCCGCTGATTTGGTCTACCCAGGTATACACAAAATCGCTATCCCCGGCGGCTGTAGTTTTACCCGCGTCAGTGTACGCGCCTAAATCCGACCTTGACCATAATTGAGTAGTCTCTAAATCGGAGGGCGTCCATCCCCCGCCCCCGCCCAACACACTAGGCACGCCAAGCACCGCTAGTCCTGTTCCCATGTTATTGTTCCCTCGCTGCGTGTATGATCAAGCGCCTGTCACCTGCGCAGGTGATCAGCGTCAATGTCTCTTGTTCGGTTGGGTATAACCACCGCGTATCATCTACCGTGGTCACGGCAATCAGCACCACGCGGTAAATCTCCACCGCGCCGCTATTCCATAGCATGATCTGATCGCCTTCACGCACATACACCAGATCGCTAAACACTCCCGGTGTATGCCCTGCCAGCACCACGCGCGCCCATACATCATCTATATCGGCGGTGCCTTCGAGGTGGCACACCCCGTCACCCATGGTATGGTAGCCATCCACGAGCGCGCATTCGCCAACCGGAGCATCAAGCCCGATACGCGGAATGTAAACCCGCATAGCATCGCCGCTATCTGCTGCTGCGGGCAGCGCATACCATACCAACGCCATTATAAATAACGATACACATAACGCTTTGCGCATCATTTATCGAAACGCTCCTTAACGATGGCCCAGCGCGCGCCCTCAACTTGTCGCACCCATATCGGGATTTCGCCTGTGCCTACACTCGCGTCCGACACGCCAGCCTCGTTGATACATTGTATCACTGTAATTGGCGCATTCCCCTGTATCACCCTGGCATATTTTAGCCCACGATCACCGTCAACATCGTTTACCCACGTCGCAGCACCCGTGCGCTTGCCCATCAGCGCGGGCACAAGATCATCAAATTCAATGCGCCGCATTGCTTTGCGTAGCGCTTTCCTCAAATCGCCCGATTGATATGCCATTAGGATATAGCGTCTCCTAGCCCACCGTCGATATAATCTTCAAGCTGGATGCGCACTTCTTTTACATTGCCTGGCAGATGACGATATTCGAGTTCATATAGCCACATTTTCTCGCTGGTCCATGTTAGGCCACGCCGTGCCGCTTCCTCAGAGGATATAGTTACCGCGATATACTGCATATCGCCGGGGTCAAGTCCGGTATCTGCCGCGTGTGCTAATTCAACCGTAAAGCGCGAAAATGGTGCGTTCTCATAGGCGTATAATTGCCCCGCGCGTTTATTCAGATTAGATTGCCCTGTGACCAACATCTCATTTTGTTCTGCACTCCGCAGACCTTGCCCCGGCGCATCCCCCGGTGTAACACACCTATATGCAGTAACGGACGCGCTAGCAGGGTCTTCCCATGCAGTCTGTACTGCTGCCGCCCACCCCCAATGCAGGCGCGGTGTAGGCGTGTTGGTGTAACGAATATCTAGCCAATCAGCGCTGTCAATGTCTATTGTCGCATCCGGCAACGTAGAAAGCACCGAAAAATCGAGCATTTGAAAGTCTGGTTGCCATTTGATCGCGCCGTGCTTCGTGATACCTAACCGCATCTCAGCCGCTTCTGCACGTCCGCGCATCATCTCCCACAAGTCAGCACCACTCACTTCGAGAATCGGAAATACCCATAAGCTAAGCGATCCGGAGATGATAAAATCGGTTACTTCGGCAGCGCTACTGCACCAACGCCCTAGTAGATAAATCAAGCGGTCTATACAAGCCCCCGCCATCTGGTTGTAGTACGCGGGCAGCGTGCCGGTATTGTCGTGTTCAATCACAAATGGGAATCCCGGCAACTGTGCCAGCCGCCCCGCTGCATCCAATACCGTAATCCGTGTACTGGCTTCTCGCCCTGTATCGCGTCCGCGTATCTGTTCGCGGGCAATATCTAACCAGCCCCACATCTTAGTATGCCCGTCGGGACCTGCCGCGCTGAGCGATTCCGTCTTTGATATGGTCGGCGTGGCCGTGGCTAACTGTGAAATGTAAAACTGACTTAGCACCTCATCATATAATGCAACGTGGGCTATGTCACCCTCAAACGGGTTTAGCGGCGTGCTGTTGTATGCGCCAATGTAGATATTGCCCGGCGTGCCAGCCCATGTACCTAAAGAACTAGCCGAGTCAATAAGCACACCATTAATATACAGCGCCAATGTATCCGTGCCGGTATTCCATGTCAGCAAAACGTTGGCAAAATTTGCGCGTGTAGTAGCGTCCAACGTGGCGCTAACGCTAACGGGAGTCCCGCCCCCATAGTATGTGCCTACAATGGTATAATTCGTTGCGCCCTTCGAGATCGCTATGCGATTATTGGTATCAACGCGAATTTCTGCAATGCGACGCGAAGTGCTGTCAACCCATACGCCCGCCTCAATATAGACCCATGTGCTTAGGGTGCCTGTATCCGCATCAAAATCAGATTCTAGCCCCGCACTATGGTAATCAATATAACTGGCAGCGCCGTTAAACGATGCACTAGTATTTCCGTCGCCCATGCCCGTGGACGACCCAAATGTAACGGCAGTTGGCGTGCCATCATATCCGTTGGCGCTCAAGTCTTCCGCTACAGATGCCCCCGAAACATCCCACAGCGGCCAATGCGCGAGTAATGCGGCCTCATTCACCAATGTTACCGCCTGATAATATGCGGCAGGCATAGTTTCTTCTTCCCAATACAACGCCAGCGTGCCAGGGGGATAGTCCTCGTAACTAATGTTTTCTAGCACATCAAGCGTCATACGTTGCCCCTGCTGCCCGTGTCGTTGTTCAGTTACATTGAACAGTGTGATCGGGGCATATGGTGTTTCGTCAAAATGCGGCGCAAATTCATACAACTGTATGCGCGTACCCGCCTGTAACGAATTGATGGTCAGCTTATAGTAGCGATATTCATGCACCGCGTTATACAGCGTAAATGTTTGTGTTTCAACGCCCGCCACGCTAAATGACTGGCTTTCGCGTTTGTCAATGAGATAATACGTGGCGTCGTCGTCTGATCCTTCTAGTATCCAGTCGTCAGGCGCTCCCGTAACGCCGTATGCTGAAAGGCGATACTCTGATATGCGCGCGGTGTTGCCTGCGCTCATGTCGACCTTGAGCCAGCCCGACGTAACGCCATTGGCTCCAGTCCACGCGGTGCCCGTATTGCCATCTATGGCGTCTTCGGGGTCTGTGCCCGTGCTGCTGGTAGCAGTAGCGCCGCTCAGGTCAATGGTATTGTTTGACGGGTCTTTGACCGACACAAGGATGGGCGTATGCGTTTCGCCTGTATACGTGCTTGCAGCATCTTCTACACTTAGTTCAGCGTAACGGAAACCAATCGGCAAAGATACGGTAGGCGCTTCACTGGTATTGCTGCCGGTGGTATAGGTTGCACTGGCAATAGACCATGTGTAAGGGCTGGTCGTAACACGATCCTCGTTGTGCATTGCAATTTCACGGATGGCAATATTGCCCCCGTTTGAGCTGCCAATAGATAGCCGATAAGCCTGCCATGAGCCGACATCAGGGTAGTAACAATCGCAGAAGAATGAGCGATTTTCGCCGATGCTCCATCCCGTTTCGCCTGTCACCTTGTTGATCGTGACCCACCCATAGTAAGTGTTGTAGCGTTGGATGTTAAAGGACTGTGGTGCTCCCGCTGACGACTCAGCTGTAATCGAGATGCGGCGCAAAGACTGGTTTGCGGCAGTCCATTGTATAGTTTCAGCCGCCGAACTGGTAGCTTCCCAATATGTACCACTGTCACCATCGAACGCATTGTCATCGACGTTAGCGCCGTTCTCGCTGGACGCACTGATCGCCGTAGGCGTATTGTATGCTGTAAGTTGCCCAAGATACCCCTCATCCCACATTGCCGCGCTGTCCGCGCCGTCAAGGTCAAACGATGCCGCGCCGCCGGTTTCAAATTTCACCCTTGCGCCGCCCGCGTTGGCAATGGGGAATTGTTTCCACGTTGTGCCGCCCGCCGCGTTTGACCCGTCCCAATACCCGATATACGATCCGTCAATATAGGGCAATTTGGACCAGATGCGGTAATCGTCAAACACGCTAATATAGGCCCCTGTGGCAATCGTCAATTCGCCTGGTTTGGGGTTCGCCGTGGTATGCACTGACGCCCATACCATAACGACTGTTTCGGTGACATTGGTTGTAACACCGCGCACGCGCGCCCACCCCTAGTCCCACCC